TGGTAGAAATCTCTTGATCACTCCGTCGTAGACGGGGCAAGTTTCGGGCGTAGCCCCTGGTACTTATCCCTCACGACCCTCTAGGAGTGACACCATGTTCGAGATGCCCGCGACGTTCGAGGGTCTTGACCTCGACGCCCTTCGCGCTCTCAGTGAGCAGGCGATGGAAGAGGCGAGCGCCCTCATGGCGAAGGACGACGCCGACCTCACGGACGAAGACATCACGCGCGCCGAGACCCTGATGGGCAACTCCGCCGCGCTCGACGCCGAGGCCGAAGCCCGCGAGACTGCCGACGCCGAACGAGCCGCACGCATTGCTGGCCTTCGTAGCCAGGCCGCACGACCCAACCCGGAGACGGAGCCGGTTCCTGGACAGGACCCCGCCGAGGACCCCGACGAGGACCCCGCCGGTGACGAGGACGACGAGTCCGACCCCACCCAGAACCGAAAGGAGGTCGTCGTGGCCTCCGCCCCGGCACCGAAGCCCGCCCGTCGTACCGTGGCTATCGCTCAGCGCAACGCCCCGGATGTCGTCGTCCCGAAGACGCCGGGAGCAGTCCTGGTCGCCGCGGCCGACGTTCCCGGATTCTCGAACAGCCAGGAACTGGACTCGTTCGACCAGGTGGCCGAAGCCTTCCTCGCCCGCGCTCGCTCCTTCACCGGAGGCAAGATGGGCGGCCAGAAGCAGATGAACCCTGGCGTCTACGGCCTCAGTGCCAAGGCCCAGCGCTACGGCGTCGCCCGCATCCAGAAGCCGGAGAACCAGTTCACCACTGGCATGGATGCCCCGCTCGAAGACCAGTTCCGCACCATCATGGACGCCGCGAAGGAATCGCGTCTTCCGGGTGGATCGCTCGTCGCGGCCGGTGGCTGGTGTGCGCCGTCGGAGACTCTCTACGACTTCTGCTCGCTGGAAACCAGCACCGGTCTGCTCTCCATCCCCGAGGTCACGGCTCGCCGCGGTGGCATCAACTTCACCAAGGGACCCGACTTCGCCGCGCTCATGGCTGACGCCGACTTCGGCTTCACGTTCACCGAGGCGCAGGTCGAGGCTGGCGCGATCAAGCCCTGCTACTCCGTCGAGTGCCCGCCGTTCGAGGAAGTCCGTCTGGACGTGATCGGCTTCTGCATCACGGCAGGTCTGCTCACCAACGCGGCCTACCCCGAACTGGTCCGCCGCATCCTCGAACTGGCCGTCGTCGGTCACGCTCGCCGCCTGAACGCGGCGACGCTCCAGCGGATCAGCACCATGATCGGTGCCACCGTTGACCACGCCGAAATCGGTGCGACCACCAGCGATGTGCTGGACGCCCTGTCCCTCCAGGCGACGCGCCTCCGGACCATCTACACGATGGACCCGAACGCGACGATCGAGGTCGTGCTTCCGGTCTGGGCCAAGGAAATCGTCCGCTCCGACCTCTCCCGCCGTACCGGTGTGGACCTGCTCGCCGTCAGCGACCAGCAGATCAACGCCTACTTCGGGGCGCGCAACCTGTCCGTGCAGTGGGTGTACGACTACCAGCCGTTCAACACCACCAGCACCGCGGGCTGGACCTCCTTCCCGGACACGCTGGAGGCTCTGCTGTACCCGGCCGGTTCGTTCGTCCGTCTCACCAACGACGTGATCGACCTGGACACCGTGTACGACCACGACATGCTGACGCAGAACCAGTACACCGCCGCGTTCTTCGAGGAAGGCTTCGCCGTCGCCAACACCTGTGGCTCCGGCGTCAAGGTCACGATCGACGTTGCTTGCCTCGCGGGCAACACCGGTGCCGCTGACGTAGCCTGCGCCGTCACCCCGTGAGTTCGACCCTTGGGGGCGGCTGGCCCAGTCGCCCCCAGGGGAACCACTCATGAAGGGAGGGCGGACACATGCCGAACATCTTCGTCGAACCTCCGCGTCGCAATCCTCGTAAGGGCGGCCTCAAGTCGGTCATCGGCGAGTTCGTCTCGGTGGACCGGCTCCCGATCGGTGCATCGGTCGAGTGGATTTCCGAGGGATGCGATCTTCCGAAGGCCGCACCCGGACTCTGCTACGTCCCGAACCCGATCACCGAAGACAAGACCTTCTCTGGTATCGACACCGGCTCCGGCCCGATCTTCGGGCTCTACGCCGGGGTCCAGTGCTACGCCGGTCCGGACGCTGACTTCGATCGGCGTGCTCGCAAACTGCTCGATGAGGGCGAGGCGCGTGGCGTTGAGGAAGTGCTCTGGGAGTGGGCGAACACCACAGCCGGGGCCCCCATCGCCGCCACCAGCATCGTCAACGCGGTTGGTCAGGCAGACGAGTTTGCCGACTCCTACTACGTCGGCGAGCCGGTGCTGATGATGTCTCGTCTGAACGCTGTCCGGGCTCGTGCCGAGGGTGCACTCTTTGGCGGCAACGCCTGGGACGGCACGCTCTGGACAGCAAACGGAACTCCGGCAATCGCCTCGGCCGCCGCAAGCGACGCCTCGATCTTCGTAATGGGGTGGCCAACGGTGTACCGGAGTGACGAGACCGTCACGCGGGTCGTTGACCCCCGGCAGAACCTCGACATGGCGATTGCTGAGCGGGTCTACGCGATTGCCGTGGACTGCGCACTGGTCGCTGGATTCACCGTCCCCGCCACCGCATAAATCACAGAAGGAGAACACCATGAGCACCCCCGACTACCCGGACCAGTCGCTTCCCGAGGAACCCGAAGTCGACAACACGCTCCCGAAGGAGCCGAAGCCGCCGAAGGGCGAGTCCCCCGGTCACGATGAGGCCGGTCCTGGCAACAGCGAGAACGCACCCGGGCACAACAAGTCCGAGCCCAAGTAGGAGACACCATGACGAACATTCCCGACGGCTACGGCTTCGTGGCAGGCCGCAGTCGCGAAACAGCGAAGGCGATCCTCGCCGCGGCCGAAGCCGCGGGAGTGGACGCCGCCCTGGTCCGCACCGTGACCGGTGGCTACATCGCACCCGACGAAGCCGTCCGCCAGTACGAAGGCAAGGGTCAGACCCAGCAGGGCGAAGTCTCTGAGGCCGAGGAAATCGAGCCCGACGAGTACGACCTCGATGAAGAGGGCGACGAAAAAGTCGAACTTTCCGAGGGTGACCGCCCGGACAAGACGTGGAAGGTCGGCGACATTCGGTCGTGGGCCAACACGAACGGGGTCGATGTGGGCGACGCAACAAGCAAGACCGACCTGCTCGCCGCGATCAACAGCGCAGACACCAAGGAGGAATAATGGCAACGCACGCTACCAAGTGCCTGTCGCTGGTCAAGGGCCGCCGCATTCGCGTGACCCGACTTGACTCGTGCGGTCGGCCTATCTACGGGGATGACTCCCAGGTCGTCTCGAAGGGCTTCATCAGCGTCGCCTTCACGGCGAACACCACGGAGTCCGACGAAATCAACGTCACGAACGCGGCGGGTGAGACCTGCGTCTACGAGGCGGCGGTCACGTCGCTCGTCGGCTACGGTCTGGAAATCGCGTTCTGTGAGGTTGACCCGGAACTGTTCGCGCTCGTCACCGGCCAGCCGGTGGTTCTCGGTGCGGACGGCAACACGGTGATCGGCTTCGACGTGGACACCAAGATCAGCCTGGACAACTCGAACTTCGCCCTGGAACTCTGGGCCGGTTCGCCGACCGGGGACGCCTGCTCCACGGAGGGTGCGCAGGGTGCCTATGGCTACCTGCTCCTGCCCTTCCTCAAGGGCGGCATCCTGGGCGACTTCACCGTGGAGAACGGTGCGGTCACGTTCACGCTCACCGGCGCGAACACGTCCGAGGGCAACTCCTGGGGCGTCGGTCCGTACGACGACATCATGCTCGACAACTCGGCGACTCCGGCACCTGGCCCCATGGCCACGCCGGTCAGCACGTCGATTGCCCTGCGCACCATCGTCACGGACCTGGCTCCGCCCGAGGCCGCTTGTGGCGCACGCCCCCTCCTGGACCCGAGCATCACGCCGATCACGTCGGCCGCCGCGACGGTCACTGGACTCAGTGCCGCGCTCACGGTTACCCCGCCTTCGGCTGGTCCGGTCCAGTGGGACTTCGGCGACGGAACGTGGGACTACGTGGACGCACCCGGTGACACCACCCACGTCTACGACACCGCTGGCACGTACCAGGTGCGGGCATCGAACAACGGAACCTGGATCACGACACCCGTCACGGCAGGACCGTAGCCGCCTCGGGTGACTCAGGTCACGGCCCCTACGGCTCCAGGCCGTAGGGGCTCAAGAGAGGGGGTACCGTCATGACCATGTGCGTTCCGGAGACTACCGACTGGTCCTGCTTCGGCTCCAGCGACGACATCGCCTCAATGGACCCCGCCTTCAAGGCGCGCGCCGAAGCGCTCGCCTGGAATACCCTCAACGCACTGCTCGGCTTCCGCCTGTCCCTCTGCCCGGTGCTGATTCGGCCGTGCCTGGCGCGGTGCTACACCACGACGTGGGACGAAGCGCCGGTAATCGGTGGCCTGTACATGCCGTACATCTCCGGTGGTCATTGGTACAACGGCTGTGGGTGTCGGACGCAGGATTGCTCGTGCACCCGACTGTGCGAGGTCCTCCTGCCCCGCGAGGTCGGTGGCATCGAGAGCGTCAGCCTGGACGGCGTGACGCTGGACCCGACCGCCTACCGCGTGGACAACGGACACCGCCTGGTTCGTACCGACGGCGACTGCTGGCCGATCTGCCAGGATATGACCGCATCCGCCGCCGAGGTCGGCTCTTTTCTCGTGTCGTACTACCCCGGCCTCGCGCCCAACGAGATGACCGCGTACGCCGCGGGCTTGCTCGCCGCCGAGTACTACAAGGCATGCACCGGGGCAGAGTGTCGGCTTCCGAGCGGCGTCACGTCGGTCGCCCGCAACGGCATGAGCATCACCATCGAGGGCGGCTCGTTCCCCGGAGGAATGACTGGCATCGCGGGGGTAGACGCCGTGATCCGTACATATAACCCGTTTGTATTGAAGGCTCCGCCGCGGGTGTTCAGTCCTGACCGCACGCAGGGGCGCGTTCAGACCTGGGGACACTGATGGTGGAATTCCGGGAGGACACAATCGTCTACCCGACGATGATCGACCTCTCGGCGTGCCTGTGTGGAGAGATTGAGCGGTCCGGCCTGCCGACGCCGTGCTCCTGTGGCCCGATGATCGGCTCGCTGGTGCTGGACTACTGCTCGACCTGCATGGACGGCAAGTGCGGTGGCCAGGCGTGGGTTCGGCTGGTGCAGGTGTTCCCGTCGATCGACTTCCCCTCGCCGCTCCTGGCGTCGCAGAACTGCTCCGCGCCACTGGCGTTCCAGTTGGAAATCGGGATCGTCCGGTGCAAGCCCACCGGCACCAACTCCAACCTGCGTGGCTACACGCCGCCCAGCCTTGAGCAGAACGTGGAGGCACTGCGGCTCCAGACGGCCGACGTTGGTGCGATGCGCCGTGCTGTGCTGTGCTGTTTCGCCGACGGTGACACCGACTACATCCTCGGCTCGTACCAGCCGCTCGCCGGGGACGCCGACTGTCTCGGCGGCACCTTCACCGTGTTCGTCCGGGAGACATAGTGGCAACCCGCACCAAGGTCACGGTCTACCAGGCTCAGATCGAGCAGACCTGGTGGCGGGGATCAGTGCGGGCCAACGTGGAGAGCGTCGCGGAAATCCATCTGGAGATAGCCCAGGAGCGCGCACCGGTTCGCACCGGATTGCTCAAGCAGACGATGGACGCCAGACTCACGCCGGGAGGCCGCCTCACCTGGCGGTACACGGTGCGGGTCAACGTTCCCTATGCCGAGTACACCCTGCGTGACACCGGCCCGGAGATTTGGCCCAGTAGGGGCGTGTTCATGTGGGTGCGGCCCAAGCCGTTCTCGTACTACACGCGCTACACGCCGCGCATGGTGGTGGCCGGGTATAAGTCGAAGAACTGGCTCGAAGAGACGATCACGCCGACCTTCATCGCGGAGAACCTGCTGTGATTATGTCGGCCAAAAAGTCCAACTTTCCATCTATCCTTTCGGTAGGACAGATCGGAGCCCTTCATGAGCACACCCGTCAGCGCCCGTTCCTTCCGCCGGTCGGTGGCGGAGAAGAAGAAGGGCGTGGTGGAACAGCCGGTCGTAGCGTTCACGCTGGACTGGGTGGACGACGAGGACCCGGAGAAGGTCATTCGCTCCGACGTGTTCCATGCAACGAAGCCGACCGACGAGCGGCTCTTCTTGATCGCGGCCATGGCGGGCGACGAGGACGCCGGTGGGGCGGCGGAGGCCGCCGCTGTCGTGGAAGTCTTCCGGGACTCACTCCCGCCCGCCGAGTATCGCGTCCTGCGGGAGCGGATCAAGGACCCGAACGACGACGTGGACCTGGGCATGCTCCAGGACGTGATGTTCTGGCTGATGGGCGAGTGGTCCTCTTTTCCTACGGAGCCTGCGTCCGGCTCTTCCAACTCGCCGGTCGCTACTGGACCGAAATCGACGGGGCGTGTGCGTGGGCCGGGTTCGACCCGCTCGACTACGGACTCACCCGCTTCCTGAACCTGATCCTCTCGTGGGCCAGGGACCACACGCACCCTGACCAGTGGGAGTCCGTCGAGGCCGAAATCTTCTCACCCCTCCTGCGCCCCGGTCAGGATGCCGATAGCGTGGACCCGTCGGTAGCCGCCGAGGAAATGGCGCTCTTCGCCGCCTTCGCGAGCCAGTCCAAAGTGCTTGGAGGGTAGCCATGGCCGCAACCTGGGGCCGCGCTGAAATCCAAGTCGATGTTGACGGGACGGCGCTTCCTCGTCAGGTCCGGGCCCTCGCCGAAAGGGCGGGTGCTATCGGCGGCACCACGATGGGCGATGCGTTCAACCGCTCGTTCAGTGAGCGCCTCCGCGACGGCATGCGCACTACCTTCGGCCGCATTGGCGGCTGGTTCCGGGGCATCTGGGGCCGGATGTTCAACCGCGGCGGCAAGGACATCGGCGACTCGTTCACCGCAGGCTTCCAGGACTCGATGAAGTCCTTCACCATGACGTTCGACAAGGTGAGCAAGGATGTCGTCCGTCAGACCCAGGACATCGCCAGGAGTGCCCGCGATGTGGACTTCGGCCGCTGGGCTGACGACATGGGCCGCTTCGGACAGGTGTTCGAGGGCATCGGCAACGACATGGGCCGCCTGGCGATCGGTCCCGGTCTGCTCGAAGACATCGGGGAACTGCGCCAGGTCTTTGACGATGCGGGCGACAGCGCCCAGAACGCCAGCAAGGGATTCACGATCCTGTGGCGTGAACTGGAGTCCGGCTCGTCCTCCGTGGATGAGACGACCCAGAAGGTCGAGAAGAACCGGAGGTCCTGGCGTGACCTTGCCAGGACCATCGGCGGGTTCGGCGGCCGCATGGGCGGTGGCATCAAGAACTTCTTCGGCATGATGAACGACGGCCTGGACGGCAACGGCCGCGCCCTTGGCCGCAATGGCAGTGCGTGGAAGCGGCTCTCAGCCAACACCCGGCAGTGGACGCTCATCATCGGTGCCGTCATCTCGTCCATGCAGGAACTGGCAGGGCTCGGGTCCGCGGCGGGTTCCGGTCTGTTCGTCTTGGCTGGGGGCATCACGGCGGTAGCGGTGGGCGCGATCGGCATGATCGCGGCCTTCGGCCCCTTCATCGGCGATCTTGAGAAGGTGCCCCGGGCGCTCCGGTCCTCGCGCAAGGCGTTCGATGAGTTCGGCAAGTCGGCCAAGGAACTCCAGGAGGTCCTGTCGGTATCGGTGTTCGAGGACACCGAGGCGGTATGGAAGTCCTTCGGAGCCACCCTCAAGGGATTGCAGGGTCCGGTCCGGACGCTGGGCAGGAGCATCCGTGGCGTCTTCGAGGACCTCGCCTCGTCCATTGCGCCGGGGACCGAGGCGTTCGAGAACCTGTCCGGCCTGATCGAGAAGTCCGGTCCTATCTTCCGGACCGTCATGGGCATCATCGGCCGGTTCGGGGCGACCCTGCTCGAAGCGTTCAACAACCCCAACTTCCAGCGCTCGATCCAGGAAATGATCGGCTGGCTGGACACCCTCGGTCGCCGCTTCGACGCCTTCGTCCGCAGTCCTGGCTTCGATGAGTGGCTGGAGAATGGCCGCCGGGTCTTCGGTGCGTTCGGAAGCCTGCTGGACACTGTGGGCCAGGTGCTCAACGACCTGGTGACCAAGGAGTCCATCGACCGCCTGGTGGACTTCATCGGCAACATCGAGCGGTTCGTCAGCGGCCCGGGGGCCGACATCCTGAACTTCTTCGGGGAACTGGACATCTTCGGCCTGCTCGCGAAGTATCTCGCTGACTTTGGCGATGCGCTGGAGCCGCTCGGTCCGCCGATGATCGAACTCGCCGAGGGCCTGAACGCCGTGGTGAAGTCGGGCATCGACACCCTCGCCCCGATCATTCGGGATGTGGCGAAGGCGCTTGCCCCGTTCGTTCAGGGGATCGCCGACTTCGTGAAGGCGCACCCGAAGGAAGTGGCCGATGCTCTGCTTCTGATTGGTGCGGGATTCGCGGCGGTGAAGGCCGTGAAGATCGCCACCATTGCGACGGACCTGCTCCTGTTCAGCACGTCGGTCGGCACCGGCGGCGAGGTCATCCGCAAGTTCGACACCGCGAAGTTGGGCAAGATCGCCAGTGGCATCGCGGGCATCGGTCTGATCGCCGCGGCAACACTGATCCCGGACTCATTCTGGGAGCAGTTCGACATGGAGAGCCACGTCTCCCAGAACGCGCTCACCGGTGCCGGGTTCGGTGCCATGTTCGGCGGCTGGGGAATCATCATCGGTGCGGGCATCGGCGTCATCACGTCGCTGTTCACCGACTTCGAGGCATCCTTCAACGATGTCGGCAACGGCATCCTCTTCACGATCACGTCGGGCCCGCTGGGTGGGGTGCAGGGAGCGCTCGCATCCTGGTTCGCGGGCCTGGTTCCGGAGGAATGGAAGACCAGCGACAACCCGTTTGAACGCACCTTGGCCATGATCGCCGATCCGGTCACGGACCCTGGCACCTTCCTGACGAACCTCCCCACTGACTTCCAGACCGCATGGGACCTCATCCAGATCGGGATGGACACCTTCATCCTCGACTGGCAGACCAAACTGGCGACCATCCAGACGGACTGGGCCACCATGTGGACCGCCATGCACACTCCGGAGTTCTGGTTCACGATCGCCGATTCGGTCGGCACTTGGGCCGCAGGGCTGATCGAAACCTTCGGCTCGACCACGCTCACGATCGCGAGTACGTGGGGCACCTTCTGGAACAACTTGCCCGGAGCAATGGCGGGCGGCACGTCGACCGTTCAGTCCACCACTACCACCTTCCTCTCGACCCTGTGGACGACGTTCTCCGCAAGGACCGGCAGTATCGCCACCACCTGGGGCATCTTCTGGAACAACCTGACTCGTGATCCGCAGGGCGCGATTAGCACCATCCTCGGCATCGTTCAGGGCTGGCTGGCTCAACTGGGCGGCATGTTCATCAGCGGCGTGTCCGGCATCACCGGCGGATGGACTCGCTTCTGGAGTGGACTGGCCGGACCGGTGTCCAGTGCGGTGTCCACCATCATCGGGATCGTGCAACGCCTGTTCGGACCGATCGCCGATGCGATCGGTCGGGTTCAGTCGCTGTTCAACATGAAGGGTCCCGGCGGTGGTGGCGGTGGTGGTGGTGCGAAGGCCGGTGCGCTCATCCTCGGACCTCGGCGCATCCTCACCGGCGAGGCTGGACCGGAGGCGATCGTCCCGCTGAACCGTCCGCTCAGCATGGTCAACCCCGCCGTGCGCGGGCTGTCGGCCGTCGCCCAGGGAAAGTCGGACTTTTCGGGCCAGGGCGCACCGGGCGCACAGCGTATCGTGAACATCAGCCCCGGTGCCATTGTTGTCTCGGGAGTGCTGAACCCCGAGAGAGCGGCCGTATCTGTGGTCAACCGCATCTCTGAACGTGTCGCGAGTTAGGGGACCCAACGGTGTACGAGGGTTACCTTGAGTTCGGCGGCAACGAGATTATCAACTCGGCGCGCACGGTCGGCTACACCGAGACCGCGCCCGACTGTCCGATCACCTGGATCGTCTGTCCGCCCTGTCCGGGACTCCAGGCGGCTCTGGAGGATCAGCCCTACGTCGTGGACAACATCAGCCAGGCACCCTGGTATGACGCGGAAGACCCGACGACGTGGCGATTCTATGGAGTGCACGCCCTCAGTGTGGAGGGCCTGCCGGACTCAACGCGGACGGCCTCTATCGCCGAGGGGATTGCCGACGGCGGTGTCGTCGGCAACGTCCGTCACGCAGTGCGGCAGGTTCGGGTGCGGGCTCTGCTGAGCGCTCGCGGCGAGGACGCCCTCGACGCTGGCTTCTCGTGGCTGGATGCGGCCCTCCAGCCGGACGAGTGTGGGATGCACGGCAATGCCTGTGGTGCGGTGGATGTCTGCTTCTTCGTGGCGTGTCCGCCCGTTCCGGGCGCTGAGGGCGCGACCGATGAGGCGACGTACCAGCAGACGCTGAACGACCTCCAGCGTCGTCTGCACAACGTGACCTGCATCTCCGGTCCGATCATCGAGCAGAAGATTCAGCGCGGCTCCACCTTCGGCTACATTGTGGAGTTCACCCTCGCGGCCGGAACGCCGTGGGTGTTCTCGAACACCACCGAGGTCGAACTCCAGAAGACACTGCCCACGGTGATCCAGGACGTGCCGTTCAACCTGATCCCGTATCCCTCGGCGGAACTCACTTCGGGCACGGTGGTCGTCTCCACCAACTACTCGATCAACCCGTCGGTCGAAAACGCGGCTACGAACTGGGTCAATGCGTCGGGGCCGCTCTCGCCGAGCACAGTCGCTCCGACCCCCTTTCTTACCTACGGCCGCTCCACGGAACTGTTCGTGCACGGCGCGGGGTCCTATCGCGGACAACTGCTCGGAAACCCTGCGACCGGAACGTACACCAACGAGACCGCTCAGGTGAGCCTCATGAACACGATGACCGTACCGGGCCTGGCCCCCAACACCCGCATGTCGTTCAATATCTGGGTTGCCGCCCTCATCGCGGCAGGTGCGTCTGGCTCTGCAATCAACGGGATCACTGTGGTCGTGCAGTTCCGGTCGGGCACATCGACTATCAGCGAGACCGTGATCGGAACGGCCGCTCCGTCGGACTATAGCGGTCGGGTCTATTCAGCCCGGTCGATTCTCGTCCCGGCAGGCACGGACAACCTTCGCGTCATCGCGCGCATCGCCGTCAAGTGGTCCTCGTCATCCACGCCCGCCAATAACTCGGATATCCGGATGTATGCGGACGCATCCTCGGTCACGGTCCCGTAGGAGGCGATCATGGCGTACAACATCGAGATTGTCGGGGCCTACTCGGGTCGACCCAACCACACCCTGCATCTGTATGTGCGGCGCAACGCCGTCAGCGGCAACTCATCGCAGTATGCCTGGGAACTGTACGCTCGGCGCAACAGCGGCCCCATCTCCTGGGGGCTGGACTGCAAGCCGTGGCAGGTCGGCATCGCCTATCAGTCGTGGAGCGGGTGCCACAATCTGGACTTCCGCAGTGGAATCGACCGGATCACTCTGGCCTCGGGCGTCACCGACTGGTACGGGCACGATGCCAATGGCAACCTCAGTTTCTGGGTGGACGCCTGGCACAACACCGCGCCCCAGGTGATCGGCAACGCCGATCCGCCTGCCGCGATCCTCTACACCGACCGTATCCCCAAGCCCCCGAACGCGCCGTCGCTCGGAACGCCGACCAACGTCACGACTTCCTCCTTCCGGGTTCCGTACACGGTGGGCCTGGAGAACGGCGCGGTAATCACCCAGACCCAGGTGCAGTGGGCCACCGACCCCGGGTTCAGCCAGGTCGTCTGGACCGACAACATCAAGACCCGCGCCAGTGGCTATTCCGAGCCCGCTGGAGCCGGTGTCGTTCTGACGCCGGGAAGGCTGTACTACGTTCGGGCACGGTCGGAGGCGTCGCCCTACGGATGGTCGGGCTGGTCGAACACAGTCAGCCAGACCACGCTTCCTGCCGTTGCGCCAGGCATGGCGGTCAGCGCCTCGCCTTCGGGCGTCAGCGCCACGGTGGTATTGACGCCGCCTGGCGGTGTCACCGGCGTGACCTCGTACACCATCGAGCGCCGCGTCCAGGGATCGTCAACGATCACCAAGTACTCCGCGCCGAACTCGCCGTATGTCGTCACTGGACTGACGCCTGGCACCACGTACGAGTGGCGGGCCTCCGCCTTTATCGGCTCGTACCAGAGCCCCTCGACGGGGTGGCTTGCACTGCGACAGCCCAGCCCGAACACCACCCCCGGCCAATACTTCGATGGATCGACCCCGGCGACGCCGGACCAGACCTACTCGTGGACCGGAATCGTCAACGGCTCCATATCGCAGGCCAGGGGACGGGCGTTGGTGGGGTGGGTGCCGTTCTCGATCGGAAATGTCACCACCGGTGCGACCGGTATCGTGTCGCAGGTCACCGGTGGAGTCTCGGGCGGGTTCGCCGCACGCACAATCTTCTGGTCCGATCAGACGGTTCCCGGTTACCAGATCGGCGCTGGCATGTCGCCTGCCTCCATGGCGGACGTGACTCCTGGCGCTACCTACGTGGGCTCCATCCATGTGAACCCATCGAAGTCCACGCGCGGCCAGGCGGTTCTTGGGTGGTACACCAGTGCCGGAGCGTATTTGTCGGAGTCCCCGGGGACTGCCGCGATCGTTGTGCCGGAAACATTCACGCGGTTTATGGTCACCGGCGTGGCTCCCGCCGGAGCCGAGTACGCCTCGGTCGTGTGGCGCGATGTGGTGGGCGACGGCCACTCGCCTTGGCTCGGTGGCGACAGCATCATGGCCGACGCGGCCATGATCACCCTGACCGAGTTGTTCCCCTACTTCGACGGCTCGACCCCCGACTCTAACGAGTTCGATTATGGGTGGATGGGTACGGAGCATGCTTCGGTATCGACTCGCACCCAGCGCACCACATCGCTGATCGACCCGCTCGCTGACCCCGACTGCGAGACGGTTCCCGCGCCCCCTCGGCCGCCGACGGTGCCGTCGGACTGCATCGTGGACATCGGCGAGTGGCGCAGATACTGGGCTACCATCCCGGCCACCGAAGTTTCGGACTGGCTCACCGTCATCCCGACGCTCGAACTGGAGACGGCGGCGTATGCGGCGCGACAGGTCCGCATCCGGATGTATGCCAACCCGTTCGGGTATTCCAGCGCCCTGCTCGATACCAGCGACTGGTGCTCCGAGCAGATCATCTCGTACATCCCGCCGACCACTCTGTTCACCCTGGATGGGGTGACTCAGCGCGCCTGGGCGGAAGTGAGTGGCGCTCCGGCGCGGAGCGCCGACCATCTGCTCTACGGATCGAACGGGACACCGGCAACCTGGCCGCAGTTGTCCTGCGGAATCTCCTACCTCGTTTCCTTCGACGTGCCGCTGGATGCACCGGAGGATAACGTCACTCCGCGGGTCTATCTGACTCAGCGCACCGGATAGAAAGTCGGACTTTCCATGGCGACCGGGGTCTTCGGCGGACGGTGCATCGAGGCGCACACCGTCTACATCTACGACCGTGGTGGCCAGACCCGCGTCGCCCAGATTGTCGATGTGTCCGAACTGCGGTGGGAGCGGAACAGGGACAGCGTGAGCGAGGCGAAGGTGCGGATCGAGGGATCGGCTTGCTCGTTTCAGGCCGACATCCTCGCCGCGATTGAGCCGAAGCGCTCGGAAATCGTCATCTACCGCGGAAGCGAGCGGGTCTGGGAGGGTCCGGTCTGGAGAGTTTCGTGGCACTCGACGTACGTGGAAATCTACGCTCATGACGTCATGGCCTATGTTCATGGCACGCCGCTGTCGAAGGCGTACTCGAACGCCTATCCCGCCGTCGGCCAGGTGATCGACCGGGTGAAGACCATCATGGATGCCGAGATGCCGGTCTGGGAGGCGCTCACCCCGCCCATCAACGTGATGCCGTACGTGGTGTACCACCGGACTGACACCGGGCCGAAGACGACCGCGGTCACGAAGCCGTTCGAGATGACCGTCGGCGAGCACATTCAGCACTTGGCACACTACGGCGGGATCGACTTCGTGGTTGTTGGTCGTGCGATCCACTTCTGGGACGTGGACGATCATCTGGGCCGGACCCGGATGATGACTGAGGCCGACTTTCTCTCGGAGGTCATCATCACCGCGTACGGCGCGGACATGGCGGCAAAGGTCTATGTCATCGGCGAGGACGGCGTGTATGGGTTCGCCGAGAGCCCTTCGCCCTACTACGGTCCATGGACCCATATCCTCACGGCGTACAACGAGGAAGGCACCGAGGCTCCCGGTCAAGAGGAACTGACCTCACAAGCCGAGCGCAACTTGGCGGGGCGCAACCCGGTGCCGGTCGAGGTCCGGGTGCCGGACAACTCCGGCATCCGCCTGGACGACACGCTGGGCATCAACGATCTGATCCCCGGGACGCAGGTGCCCCTGCTCGCTACGCTGAACGCGAGGCAGATGAGCCAGATGCAGAAGTTGGACCTCGTTACCGTCACCGAGTCGCCGGACGGCGAGACGGTGCAGGTGACGCTCACCCCATCCACCGCGGACCCTGAAACTCCCGTGGCCTAACCACGAAAGGAAGTGTGACCATGCCTCGATGCTCCTGTGCCGGTAACTCCTGCTCCTGTGTATTGCAGGCGGGTCCCGGCTTGGTGATCAGCGGAACCGGCAACAACTCTGCACCGTTCACCGTCAGCCTCGCCTCGCCGTATACGGGGTTCACCCTGTCGGCGCCCGGTGCGCTTGACCTGTCGGCCCTGACATCCGGTGCGCTCGCCGAAGTGACGCTGGGCGCAAGTGCGACCAGCGTCATCCTCCCGACCGTGGCGGCCGGAACGCGCATCGAACTCGCTCTCAAGCAGGGGGTCGCTGGCTCCACGGTTACCTGGCCGTCCACGGTGAAGTGGTCTGGCGGTGCGGCACCGGTTCTCTCGACGGTCGTGAACTACACCGACTGGCTGGTCCTGCGGATGTTGCAGGGCGGATGGATCGGGGCTGTGGTCGGGGCGGCGATCCGGTAGTCATGGCCTTCCCTCCGATCAAGAAGACCTTCGAGGGCCTCCTGGAGCAGTACTCCTGGAGGCTGACGCTGGTCGAGCGTCGGCTGGCGATCAGTGGCGGCACCAGCGGCGGCGGCGGCACGGGGGACGACATTCCCAAGGCGATCATGGACGCCAAGGGCGACATCATCGTCGCCTCGGCACCGGACACCCCGGTTCGCATCGGCGTCGGCGCGAATGGGCAGGCACTGGTCGCCGACAGTACTCAGCCCCTCGGTGTGAAGTGGGCGATTGCGGCAGGGGCGACCGGCCCCACCGGTCCGCAAGGTCCGGCTGGACCGAAGGGTGATCCCGGTGCGACGGGAGCCACTGGACCTGCCGGTCCGACCGGTGCCACGGGCCCCACTGGCGAGACAGGCCCGATAGGTCCGGTCGGGCCAGTCAGCACTGTGCCCGGTCCTCAGGGTCCGCAAGGTCCGAAGGGTGACACCGGTGCGACCGGTGCGGCGAGTACCGTGCCTGGTCCGCAAGGTCCGCAGGGACCCAAGGGCGACAAGGGTGACACTGGCGCGGCGAGCACCATCCCTGGTCCGGCAGGACCGACCGGTCCCAAGGGTGACACTGGCGCAACCGGCGCTACGGGTCCGGCCAGCACGGTGCCTGGGCCCGCGGGTCCCCAGGGCCCCGCTGGTCCTACGGGAGCGACCGGTCCCGAGGGTGCGGCCAGCACGGTGCCTGGCCCGAAGGGCGATCCTGGCGACCCCGGCCCTGTTGGCCCAACAGGGCCTGCTTCAACCGTGCCCGGACCGGCTGGCCCCGAAGGTCCCGCAGGTCCGAAGGGTGACACTGGCGCGACTGGAGCCACGGGCTCGCAGGGTCCCCAGGGCCCCAGGGGTTACGACGGCGCGACGGGTCCGGCAGGTCCGGCAGGTCCGACGGGTCCAGCATCCACCGTGCCTGGACCAACCGGTCCCGCTGGCCCCGCGGGTCCCACAGGCCCGAAGGGCGACACCGGCGCTACCGGTCTGACGGGTCCCGCTGGTCCGACTGGCGCGACGGGTCCTGCTGGTGCGGACAGCACCGTCCCTGGCCCGCAGGGTCCGGCAGGTCCCACTGGAGCGACCGGTCCCGCTGGGCCTGCTGGTCCCGAGGGTCCCGCAGGTCCTGCCGGTCCTGCTGGCTCCATGGAGAAGGGCGACAACGTCCAGCGGAATGCGGCATATCCGTTGCCGACCACTCCGGCAGAAGAATCGATCCTGCACAACAAGAAGGTCTACTGGTTCAACACCCAGAAGGGCTTTGTCGAGTCGTACTACGCGCGCGCCGACAACCCGGACTTCATTTACCCGCCAGCCCTGCTGAATAACGTTCCGGTAGCACCGGACTGGTATCCGGTAGACACCGGCCCCGAAGTGCGGATGGAACCAACCGGGTCGATAGCGGTGGGCGCTGGTGCCACGATCGGTGGCTGGGGTTCGATCAAGAACTTCGGCGGGAGTTCCTATTGGGCCGCCAACAGCACCAGCATTACCTGCAATATGTCGGGGACCTACGAGTTCATTGTGTGGACGAATCAGCCGCAGGGGAGCGGTGTCGCCGAGTATCAGATGCGCGTCACGACCGCTGGAACGGTGGTCAGGACCCGGAACTTCACCGGAATGCCGATGACCGCGAGTTTCTGGACGCCCGCCGAGGGACGGATGATCACCTTCGCAGAGAAGGGAACCGTGTTGACCGTCGCCTTGCTGAGCGGCGCGCTTACCCTGCACAACGGCGCATCGACGGGCCTGCGCGGGCAGTTCGTGGTGCGCTATCTTCGTCCGCCCTTCGTCGGGCAGTACTGAGGGAGAACCCCATGACCTACAAGACCATCTCGATGATCGCGAACGATCCGTACCTGCGGCCGCGACTCACCGCCGCAAGCGCAGAACAGCAGAAGACCAGGCCCTACGACAACTGGGTGGCCGAGCACATCTGGGAGTTGGCGGCGACTCCTGGCTGGGCAACGGCGTGGGAATCGGCGCTCGCCGCTGGAGTCGAGAACCCCGGTGACGATGAGGGGGTTATCACCGACATGATGATCCTCAGCGCCGTTCAGCCGATGGAGTGACACAATGACCACGACAGGAGGTCTGTGATGGACGACCGTCTGATTGTGCGCATCCTCGTTTCCCTGGACGGTGACGAGTGGCACAGCGAGCACATCGTTCGGGTGCCACCCGATTATCGCCGCCAGGACATTGAGCCGTTCGTCCTGCACGAGACGGACAAGGCGATGAGCGAGTTCCAGAGCGAGAACTTCGGCTACTCGCGGTCCGAGCGCATCATCCAGCAGTACGACCGACGACTGGTGATCATCGCGGCAATGCTCCGCCGACTGCCTCACGGCGTGCGCAGGCAGGGGTTCATTCAGCGCATCCGCGATGTGATCGACATGGACGGCAACGAACTGCGGGCTCGCTTCGGCGAGCGGAGCCTGGAGGACTGAGATGGGCTACGCACTTCCGACCAACACGGACTACATCTCCGCTTCCTGGCAGGATCACCGGAACAGGAACCCTCCCTCGTCCGAGCCAGGCACTGACTACGCCAGCGCCTACGGGTCGCCGCTGTACGCCCCCGGCAACGGCACCGTGGTGGACCTCAAGACCTCCAACGGCAGTGCAACCGGCCGGTTCCTCACCATCGACATGGACGATGGTCGGCGCACTCGCTCGCTTCACCTGGCGGAAATCTGGGTCAACGTCGGCAACCGGGTCAGCGCCGGACAGCAGGTGGGCATCACCGGGGCTTCCGGCCACGGAAGCGACTGGGGCTACGGCGCGCACGTCCACCAGACGCTGTGGGACTACCACGGCTACGACTTCTGCTCGAACTGCACCATCGACTTCCACGCCTACGTCGGCTCTTCCGAGCCTGGTCCGACACAGCGAGTCGTGGGAACGGGGGGAGCGAACGGTCGCTCCGACCCCTCGACCGCGAACGCACCGACGCAGACCCTGCCTCCCGGCACGCTCGCCAACTTCAACGGCTGGATCAACGGCGAGGTCGTCAGCGGCAACAACGTCTGGTTCCGCGGCGAGTTCTCGGGTGACTTCTTCTGGTCGGGTGGCTTCACCGACACCGGGACCCATGACCTCGCCGACCTGAACCCGGCACAGCCGCCTGCTGGCAACCAGCGTGTCGTCGGACCCGATGGTGTCCACCAGCGCTCGGAGCCGTCGTCCTCCGCGACCTCTATCGGCTTCTTGTCGGAGGGCTTCCTCGGGACGTACTCGGGCTGGATAAACGGCGAGGAAGTGTCCGGCAACGATGTGTGGTTCCAGGGCGCTGGCGGAGATTGGTCCTGGTCCGGCGGATTCACGGACACAGGCACGCATGACCTGACCGACCTGAACACCGGCACGCCGCCTCCGGAGAACGCACTCACGCGCACGGTCAACTCGAACCCCTGCAACATCCGCGACCTGCCGTACACGACCTCGCCGGTGATCGGATCGGCGAATGCCGGGAGCACGATCGAACTCAGCGGCTGGACGCACGGCGAGCCGGTGGACGGCAACGACGTGTGGTTCGAGCGGAAGGCGGACCGGGACTGGATGTGGTCGGGCGGCTTCACTGACGCCTCGAACACCGGCATCCCCGAAGTGCCGACACCGAACCCGCCGAGCCAGGGGTCCGTTGACAACCCCCGCGGGCTGGTGGAGTACGAGCCGATCTGGCCGTTCGCGTTCCAGGGCCTGGAAGCGCCGCTCGGCTTCACCGACTGCGCCGACCCGGTGGAGCGGGCATCCCGCGACATCGCTGGCGGTATCCCGGTGGACGGCGTGATCGACACCTACCTCATCCACTGGACCGGCACGACCGTGGATCAGATGGACTGGTTCTCGTACTGCAACAGCCGGACCTCCTGCCCCACCCTCTACATGCGGCGGGATGGGTCGCAGAGCGAGATGATCCGGCCCGGTGCCAAGCCCGCGACGGCGGGCGGGGACTGGAACTGGCGGACGTTCGCCATTGAGACGCTGGCCGGTCCCGGCGAGGACTTCACGGACGAGCAGTGGGAGGCGCACGCGCAGAACATCGCCGAGTTGGCACGGTACAACGGGAAGGTGCTCGACGGCGTTCCGGTCGAGTTCACCATCGACCGCGATCATGTGATGGGGCACCGTGAACTGGATGGGCAGGAAGGGACGGAGTGCCCCGGTGACGCCCAGATCGCAGGGCTGGACGCGCTCCTGGCTCGTGCGCAGGAAATCTACGACGGAGAACCCGAGCCCGAGCCCGAGCCGGGACCCCTCGACCCCGCCGGATACCCCGTCATGTACAGCCTCAACGGAGAGTTCAGCCGCGCCTTCGGCCATGAGCCGCCCACCGGACAGCGGTGAGCGACCGCACTGGTCCTTCACCTGGCTGTTGCGTATCCAGCGGCACGGCACGAGGGACTCGCCGCGCGGTGGCCTCGGTACGTTTCAGCGCCTCTTCCCCTGGATCGTCCTGCTGATCCTGTTGGCTGAGATTGCTGTCAGGTACCTTCTGCCTCACTGAGACAAAAAAATAGCCCTCCGAAGAGGGCTACGACAGGGCACGCTCGGTCAGTTCGGCTGACCGGAAGATTTCTGCATTGATGCGGTGGCGTGCGGGCACCGGCACCAGCGGGTTGGACAGTGCGGCGATGATCACCGCCCAGTCGTCCAAGCAGAGGGTGACGCAGACGTTCTCGAACGGGTCAGAAAGTCCCACTTTTTCGCCTTTCGGTGCCGGTACGCTGGAGTCACGGTTGTTCCGCCGAAAAAGGGGGCGGACAAAAGTCCGCCCCCTCTTTACGTGCTACAGCAACTTCACTTCCTCTGCGTGCTCGAAGCAGAGGTAGGCATCCGGCCACCCAGGTCTCCGCCATATCCACCGTGCCTTCGTGTGTCGGCCGATGGACGGGTGGATGCACTGGCTACACCAACGGGGATTCCGCTGGCGGTGTGGCAGGATCACTCCATTCATCCTCCAAGTGCCAACCTGGTGAGGAAGACGCTCAGCGGAATCAGGAACGCCGCAACGATGAGCACGATCAGTCCGGCAAAGACCCACCCCATCCTCCGGGCGTTCCGTGCACGGTCCAGCGTGATCTGTTCCTCCAGCGTGAGCAGGGGAACATCGCGGTGGATCGGTACCGGCTCGTTCATGCGACATCCTTTCTGTGCGGCGATACTACGGGCATCGGGCGGTACCACGCCTCCAACGCGCTGTGCTCAGGCGATCAGAGCGTGCTCTGACTGCTTGGGCATGAACACCGGCTCATCGAGCCACGACGGAGTACAGGTGGGGTTGAAGGTGATCCCACCCTTGGCCACAGTGACCTCGGGGTAGGTGTACGTCACCACCGGGATGCCAGCCCACGTCTTGACCGCTTCCCCGAGTGCCGCCACGGCTTCGCCCGCCTTGGCGAGCGCCTCGGGAACACCGACCATCGCGTCAAGCGCCGCCTCTTCCTTCATCGCGAGAACGCAGTTGAAGTACAGCGCCTCCATGTGCCAGGTCTGCGCCCCATCGCGGATCATCCGATACGCGGTGTGGAACAGGGCAAGGCATTCGCCCCACGGCTTGTTCGCATCCTGGTGGCGCTGGGCTATCCGAGCGGCCTTCGCCACCAGCGGGCTGACCAGTCCACCCAGCACCCCGGTCGCGGAGGCCGCGTTGCTCCAGTGCGGAAGAGGCAAGCCTGCTTCCTTCATCGCCGCACCGATAAGGCATGCGGCTTCACCCTGCGGCGTCGAGTAGATCGGAGCCCCGAACGGGTGGTACTCCCGGTTCTCCAGTATCGACGGATACCGCCATTCAGCGCCACGCTTCGCCACGGCGCGTTCCATCGCCTCGGTGAACGCCTCGTCGCTGATCATTGTCATGGTTGTTCCTCTCCTTGCTGACCCTCGCTGGTTGCGAGGGGGTATGAAAAGTCGAACTTTCCCTGGTAGGTCACGACGTAACCTCCCACTCGGATCGACCCTGGTGCCGCCGCCTCGGCGGCACGGAGAATATCGCCCACCGTCGGCTCGCTCATGACGGCACCGAGTAGGCGCAGTCCTCACAGAGCGGCTTGCCCGGTGTCTCGCTCATGTTGTCGTGGCCAAGAGCGTTGATGTCTCGCTTGCACCCCACACAGATCATTCGGTCCTCCCTTGTGCGTAGTTGACCAGCCGCCACAGTGCGGCGGTGTATTCATCCAGCGGATAGTCAGCACTGATGTCGAACAGCGCATCCACATCCTGGTCCCTCTGGAGGCGAGACTCGATCATCGCCGCGGCCGCCAGCGTCTCCTTGTCGGCCTTGTGCACCACGCCGTGCTTCTCGGTCCGCCGACCGTTCACGTAGGCCGGGAGCACGTAGACCTTGCACCGGCCGCGGGTCTCGGTCAAGCGAGCGAGTTTCCCTGTCCTGTGTAAGACGCTCAGCGCCCCGCTGACGCGTCCGTGGTGGAGCGAGGCGTCACGCAGTTCGGCCACAGTTATCCCGCGCTCTCGGGCCCTTCCAGCCACAATCAGCACGTATCGCTGACGTTTGCTGGCGGTTCCATCTAGCACGGCATCCAGGGCCGCTTGCTTGCTCGTCTCGCTCCCGGCGTACCCCTCCGTACCGGCGTACGGAAGGGCTGGTTTATCGGTCATGAGGGGGGTTCCTTCGTCGTCCTTGCTGGAAGAGCAGATCGAGCCGTGCCTTGGCCGGGGTGCGGCCCATCCCGGTGGTGAAGAACGTGCCGCCCCACTTCGCGATGCGGGCGCTGGCGTAATACTCCACCCCGGCTGGCCAGTAACGAGTGCGCCTGTAGACCACGCGTTCAGTCCGCATCTGGTGCTCCGATCGCCGCCAAGAAGCACTTCTTGTGGAAGTAGGAGAAGCCGGGGTTCTCCCCGCCGTCGATCCGGAAGCCCTGGTCACCGTTCTTGATCCATAGCATGCACTCCAGACAGCGTGTGCCGAGCGGCGTGTCGATCTTGGCCCGCGGATCATTCACCGGCGCACCCCAGGACTCTCCGAACCAGCGCACCGTGCCGATGTCGTCGTCACTCATCGGAGCCCAGCAGATTCTTGAGTTGGGTGACCTCAGCCTGGAGGCGCGCGTTCTCCTGCTCGACCTCGAAGTGGTGCAGTTCTCGGTCGCGCAGTTCGGCTTCGGCATCCTCGCGGAGCCGTCGTTCGCCCTGGATCACGTCGGCCTGCATCATGTGGATGGTTGCCATCCAGCGGATCAGGTCCGGCAGGGTCGGGCTGTCCCACTGATGGAGCACGTCGATGATGTGGTCCAGGCTGGGCTGGATGTCGCCGTCAGACACGCTGAGCAACCTCCCGGAGAAAGGCGATTGCGTTATGCACGGACCCGGCAAGGTCACCGTGCTCCCAGTTCTTCTCTAGGTTGTCAGCCACAGTGGCGGCCACAGCCGCCACCATCTGCTGGTCGGCAAACGGGTCGTAGTCGTCATCGGCAATGGAGGCCACCACCATGCCGTAGGGCTTCATGGTTGCCGCGAATGCGTTCAGGGTGGTGTGGTCCAGCGCGACCATGTAGCCGCGCAGTTCCGTCCCGTCGCCGCGCACGGTGATTCTGAACTTCATAGAATGTTCCTCTCGGGAAAAGTCGGACTTTCGGGAGGGGGCTCCCGGCGATGTGCCGCAGGGAGCCCCCATTGAACGCACTAGTCGATCTGAGCCTGCGAGTTCCAGGCGCGCGACTCGGCCACCCAGCCGGAACCGGACACCCGCGCACGGTTCTCGTTCCGAGCGGCCGCCTCAACGGCCGCCTCGGTGGGAACCTGCTTCGGAACGATGACCTCGGTCTGGCGCTCCAGCGTTCCTGATGCCACTTTCTTCTTCCTTTCTTTCGGTCACCGGTTGCCGCGGATACGGCCACCGGCCGAGAGGCGTTGCTTGCCCCTCTGTATTGCAGACACCTGCGCTACGGATACTCCGTAGCGCTGTGCCAGGTTTCGGAGCGGCTCGTCGCTTGCACGCAGTTCGCGTACCTGGTCGTCCGTCAAGACGTGCCGACCATTCTTCTCGCCAGTCGCCGTTCGGCCTCGGGTCCTCGCGTCGTCGGCGTTGTGCCGTGGGGTGCCCTCGTACAAATGAGCCGGGTTACAGCACGGCGGGTTGTCACAGGTGTGCAGGGCCTGCATTCCTGACTTGATCGGCCTGCCCAGGTGCACAGCCAGCGCGTACCGGTTCGCTCGAACGTGCGCGGTCGGGATGCGGAAGTCTCCATAGCCCTGGGGCGTGAGCCCCTTCGTCCACGGCCAGCACGCCTCCGGTCCACCGCTTTGGTCTACGTGCGACCAGAACCGCTCCACTTCGTGCATCCTCAGCCAACCACCGGAACGGTGTTCCGAACACAGAGCCACCAGTGTCGGAAGCCCAGGTGAAGTGGGTGGTGATCCCTTGAACGCCCGGTTGGACGGTGTACGACCGTGCCCATGACGTAGGTGAGGGTGCCTTGAGTGGCGACGATCTTCGCAAAGTGGTTCGTGCCGTGCAGGGACACGTAGTCATGCACGTTGTACGCGGTGCTGTCGAACGCATCGAACGTCTCGAACGTCGGCGGCTTGCGCGTGGGGATGAAGAACAGGTCCCCCTGCCGCTCCACAGAAAGCCCGCGTTGCTCGGCCAGCACGACAGACCGTGGCTTCAACGCCTGGTACGCCTCTTCGATCGTGGCCGGGGATGCACCTGGCGGCAGTTCACAGAAGAAGTACGACAGCCCCGGCTCGTTCAGGTCGTAGCCGGTCAGGAAGTACGAGAACCGCGGCCTCGCTCGGATGAACACCGGCATCACTTTGGCTCGGATCAACTGGTGCGGTGCGCGGAAAACTGGTGGACGCTTCTGGGTGTCCAGCACGAACACGGATGGGGCGTGGATGTCGGCGGCGACCAGAAGTCGCTGTGGCACGGTCAGGGTCTGGCCGCCTTCTTCCTCCACCACCCTGGCGATCAGCCGGTATCGCGCGATGCTCCGGGGGTTTGGCAGACGGAGCAGGACCAGCGGTGGCAGGAAGTCGAATGGCACCATGCTCTCGAAGGGCACCGTGTGGGCACCGCGAACCATCACCGCGAGTTGATTGCCCTGCGAATCTTCGATCGTGGTGCTCCCGAACTGGAGGCCGGACACGTCGCCGACCTTGGGGATGAAGTTCCACCGGTCACGTTCTCGGTTTGCGCCAATCTTGTACCACCGCCGCACTGCGGCTTCTTGCCTTGCGCTCACTACTGAGCCTCTCTCTGGAAAGTCGGACTTTCGGGATAGCCCCTCGAAGGGCGGTCGGGAGACCGTTGTGGGGGCAACGGCACCACCCTCCGAGGGGGTCAATGGGTTATTCAGTTGTCGGCCTACTCCTGGTCGGCCCGGTGTCGTCCTAAGCGATCAGTGATGTAGGGCGGCACGATGCCGCCCGTCGGCCCCATGTTCGGGTCCTCGGGCTTGTCCCAGAGGTCCTCGATGTCCTGGGACGAGAGCCGAGCGATGTGCCGCTGGGCCTCGTCGTACGGGATCAGGTTCATCGGTCCACCCGGATAGGCCGAGGTCCGCTCGACTTCGCCCACCGCCGCAATCGCATCACGGATGCCCCGCTCATAGCCAGCGTCAGTCATCGTCGTCACCGCCTACGCCTGGGCTCAGGCCGAGGCTCTCGAACCAGTCCTCGTATGTGCCACCACGACGCATGTACTCGATCAGGACAACCAGCGCCTCAACCATCGACTTTGTATGCTCTGGACGGCCAGCCAAGTCGTCCATCATCTTCTCGACCACGCGGTCCAGCACCGCCTCGATCGGTGTGTCAGACGGCGCGTTGATGTACTCATGCCAGATGTGGATGAGTGCGCGCATCGCCTTTGCCGTGCGGAGGTAGTCGTCGGTCCGCTCGCTCCCGAAGCGCTCACGCGCCTCGCGGATGATGTCGTTGTCGGTCACAGGATCGCCCCCTCTCGGTCACGCCAGACTCGAATCTCAGCCGACAGACCCGCCGCACGAAGCACCTGCATGTACCGGCTCACGGCCTTGGGCACGCCGGTCAGGTCGACCACCCACGAGTCGTGGCTGTCGATGAACTCCCGGCCACTGGACTGCTGGACCTGGATGGTCGCCGGGTCGCCGTGCCCATTGCTGGACACGTCCGGGAAGTCCACGAAGTCACGGCCAGCACTGAACCTCTGCGGCTCCATCGGCATCGGCCGATCCGGCTCGGGCTCGTCCGGCAAAGTCGGACTTTCTGGCTCAGGCTCCGGCTCGTGCTCGGGTTCTGTGGTACGCCGGTCAAGCATGTCAGGCGGCGTCATCCAGTCCCTGCTGTTGCCCTTTCCGAGCGTTGGCGTGAATCCGAGCGCGTAGAGGCCCTTGCTCACCGTGATGTGCTCAAGCCCGGTCAGTTCTCGTAGCCTCTGCACTTGAACCGAGTCGGGATAGTTCATCCCGGCTACCGCCTCCTGTATCCGTCTCTTCGTCGCAGGTGCCACGCTTCCCGATGTGATGTTCAGCGGTAGTGCGGCGATGTCCTTGCGGTCGTCTGGGTGTCTCACTCCGGCTCTCCTTAGTCGTGCGATCAGGTTGTCTTTTGCCCTGACATCGCTGTTGGTGAAATGAACTGCTGTGCTGGACCCGTCCGGTAGGCGGAGCAGGAGCCCTTTCTTGGTGCGCAGGACGCCAACGCCCTGGTCTTGCATGGACTTCACGAACCGAGCCGTTTGTGGCTCGCTCATGGCTTTGGTAGTCACCCTCTTCTCCGATCATTTGTGACGTGTCTCATGACAGCCACTTCCCACTGACGGCGCGGATCGCCGCCTGTACACCGATCACATCTTCGCGCTCAGAAAGTGCGACTTTCTCAGCCTCTGATGCCGCTCGAAGACCGAGCGTTTGGCCGTCCGGATTCACCGCGTAAACGCCTGGCTCCGCGCACCTGATGCAGAGCGCGAAATCCCCCGGTTCTGGGATCGCCGTCGCCTCGGTTTCCCCTGCGGCACTGGCAGAATCCACCTTGTGGCCACACGCTGGGCACTCGGCATCTATCTCCATCTTGATCATTCATCTTCCTTTCTCTGTACTGGCTCGTCGGCGAATCCGGCGAACCACGGATCGACCAGGAGGGCGTACTCCTTCCAGGAGTAGCCCGCCACGCCGATCAGGTCTTCTGTTGCAACGGCGAAGCCAGCATTACTGCCAGCCTGCGCCGCAAGTCTTGCGTCCAGCGGATCATGGCCGTTGGCCATGCTCATCAGGTGCACGCCGGTCGATACGTCCCGCGCCGCGCGATGTGCCTCCGCGTCTCTGTGAGTCAGACGTGCCGCCGCAAGGGCCATGCGTTTGTGCGGCAAGCCGTGGAGTCGATACGACTCGGCTATCGCCTTGATCCGGTGCTCATCGAGCCGATTCGTCATAGCGACGAGGTGAGCAACGGACTCCATCAGCGCACCTTGGTCACATACAAGGTGTTCTCGGTGGCCCAGTTCACGCTGTACCCATCAGGCGTGATGCCGGATACTCCGCGCAGTTTCTCGCGCAGTTGTCGGCGCGCCTCTTCGGCCGCGTTGTACTCAGCACGAACAACCACGAAGCGAGACACTGCATCGAGGACCTCCGCATCAGCGATGACCTCGTGCGGTGCCCACTCCGAGCCCTCCCAGCACAGGTCCCGGAAGGGGCACATAACCCGAGGGCTGTAGCAGAACGGCGGGGTCTTATCTCGGAGAGCCCTCGCCCACTCCACGTCGCCCTGGTCGATGTGCTCCTGCGCGTCCAGCACATCGGCGAGTCGGTCCACGCAGACCTGGATGAAGTACTGGATGCGATCCCAGTCCAACTCGACCTCGTACAGCACTTGCTCCGTGCCACCACGATCGGCATAGATCAGGTGCGCGGTCGCACCCTCGGTCAGAGTGCCCGCCTGGACCAGCCCCAGCGTGTAGATGCTGACCTGGACCAGATGCTCCAACGACGGCCCCTCTTTCCGTACCTCAGAAAGTCCGACTTTCGACTTGGCATCCGCAAGCGCGTTGCGGTCAGGGAAGACCATATCCGCATGACCTGATACCACCAGCCCGTTCGGAAGGGTTGTGGTGACGGGAACTTGAGTGAGGGCACCCAGGTACTGCGCCGCCGTCTCTTCCAGATGCTCACCGAGCAGGGTCCCCACCACTGCGGCCGTTGGCCACTCCGAATTGTCCTGTTGCGGAGCGCCCACCATGACGTTCCTGATGTACTCCCGGCAGTAGCCTAGTTCGCTCGGTCCCAGCCGAATCTGCTGACTCCGGGGTCGCTCGTTCTCGTGGGCGACGAGGGCTTGCAAAAGGTCATCGCTGAGCATCGGGACCTCGCACGTTGGTCGCCTCCTGCAACCGCTCCACAGCCTGCAACGGACGCGGCGGAACCTCCGGCTTCTGCTCGAACAGCGGCGAGTCCGGGTCCGTCATCTGCAAGGAGCCGCGCACCAGCGGGGTCACCTGGCCGTCGTTGTAGAGGCCCAGGCCGAGCCGGTCACCGAGCCCGATCGCCGCACGGCGGAGGGCGTAGGACTCCACCGACGTGATCGCCATGGCGTACGCCTCACCGCGGTCCGGCAGACCGCTATTGGCCTCTGCGTGCCACTCCACGAACGAGCACACCGGGTTGCCCCAGTAGTCGCGGATGTTCAGCCGCACCGCCGCCTGGTAACAGGCACGGAAGTAGGTCTTGCCGTCCTTCTCGTAGGTGTCCTCCCAGAGCAACTCCATCTGGATGACCTGGCTGTCCCAGTTGCCGTAGCCGAAGATGCGCGTCAGTTCTGCCCGGACCTCGTGCTGAGCCATGTAGGACAGGCCCCGTTTCTTGTCCACATGATTCGGGTCTATGCCCTTCATGAGCCGAGCGATCTGCGCTCGGGTGAGTCCCGTCATGGCTGTTCCTCTCGCGACAGGTTCATCAGAGCGATGAAGTCATCGACCGTGGTCGTGACCCACTGCTGGCCTGGTGCGGTCCTGCCGTACCGCTTGTGAATGATCACTGACGACAATGCACCCAAGTTCCGACGTTCGACCTCAGCCTCGGCCGCCCACTTGGAAAGTTCGACTTTCACGGTGTCCTTGCACTCGACAGCCACCTTGTGGCCATGGAAGGAAAGGCCCGCTATGTCACCCCGGTCCAGCGCCCCGCGCTTGACCGCCCGGTCGATACCGGAGTCCACCTTGTCGGCGAAGTGGTCGGCAATGATCCGCTCGAAGTGCGAGCCTGCCTTCTTCGCCGAGGCACGGTTCCTGGTCACCAGGGAACGTCGCCCTGGTCCGGCACCTGCGAGGGTCCGCCTGTCGCCGGATAGGACATCGGCACGTCGGGAGCCACGGTGCGGACACTGCTACGCCCGAGGACTTCGACCGCTGAGAACAGCAGAGATGCACCCATCTCGTCCACCACCAACTCGGTGGAGGTCTTCGTCTCACCGTCCTTGGCCTGGTACGTGCGCGACTTGAAGGAGCCGGTCGCGATCACCCTGGACCCCTTGCGGAGCGAGGCACCCAAGTTCTCCGCGGGCTTGCCGAAGATCACGCAGTTCGTGAAGATCGTCTCGCCGTCCACGTACTCCTTGGTCTCCCGGTTCCAGGAGCGTGGAGTGCTGGCCACCGAGAACGATGTCACCGCCTGTCCGCCCTGACCGAACCGGACCTCCGGGTCCCTGGTCAGGTTGCCCGCGATGGTCACCTGTGTTGTCATTCCTGCCATGAGAAAGTCTCACTTTCTGGCTCTAGATGGATTTCAACCTCTTACTACTATTATATCATAATGTGGGACATAATGCAAATCCTACCGTCCCCTTTCGGCCGCGATGACGAGTTCGCGGTAGTGATCTTCGGGCCGTGCATGACGGCCGAGGGTCGTCATGCACACATGATCGTGGCCCTCGAAAGCCTCGGCCTCGCTGTGCCAGCGGAACTTCTCTTCGACCAGTCCTCGGTTCACTATCGCCGTCTCGAAGATCAGCGCCGTCTCGTCGGTGACGTGCAGGGTGGGCGGGCTCTGTATCCCGTCCCAGATGGTCGAGACCACCAGTTCCTCGTTGTCGTAGTCCAGCGCCACGATCCGGTACTCGGCATCGTCCAACTTGCGTGCCCAGTCCAGTGTCTCCAGCGGCTTGTTGTCCCGGCCCCAGAACAGGTTCATGCCCGATCCTCCGGTTGCTCGATGATGATGCGCTCGATCGTCTTCCTGTGCTTCTCTGGCACGTCTTCGCCTCCGTTCTTGATCAGATACCACCAGGCTGTCTCGGTCATGGGGCAGTTCGGGCAGGTGCGTGGGCTTACGATTCCCCACGCGCCGATGAACGGTGGGTAGTCCCAGCCGCTCTCGTACGCCTCTGCCTCGGTCAGTTCGGCCTCGATGCCGCAGACCTCGCAGACGTACTTCATGACCGCTCCCATCGCTTTCTTAGATCGTCGTACTGGATCAGGCGATCTAGGGATCGCCGCGCGTTGAAGACGAAGAGACAGGTCACGCCGAAGTTCGTCGCAAATGTGATCCACGTCCAGTCCGGGTGTTGAAGAAACGCCCACGCCTGTAGCACGGTGAAGCACGCATAGAAGATCGACCCGCCGCCTTGGAAGTAGAAGTTTCTTCGCTCGTTTCGGATCGACTTCTCCAGTCGCTCCCGCGGTGAAGGTGGTATCCGCATCTCTCGCGGTGGCCACCCTGGTCCTCCCCAGCGCATCAGACGATATCTCCGCCGTACTCGTACTCCAGATCGGTGATCACCCGGTCCTCGCCGTCTTTGCGGCGAACGTTTGCACGCATGGCCAGGACGGCGACAGGTGTCATCCCTCCTGGCCGCAGGATGTCGTTCAGGATGCCCTCCGCCTTGTGCCGACGGACGACGGTTTCCTCGGGGTCGTTCGCCAACCTCTCCAGTTGGTCGATCAGGTCGAGCCACTCCTGGTTCGTGCGGTGTGCCACTGCTGTTCCTCTCTCTGAAAGTCTGACTTTCTAGTAGGCGATTAGGACGTAGGACGGATTTGTCCTAGGCCCACACGCTGGGGTATTCGCTCATAGAAAACACATAGGAACAGTGTTCACGCGTAGCGGCAAGAATCGGCGTTCATGGGGGTGGGACAAACGTGTCCTCCGTCCTAATCGTTGAAATCCCGCGGTTTTTTCGGGGTTCCTGGGACATCGTGGGACACCGTGTCCTACGCCTGGCCGCGCAGTATGGCCACAGCGTCCTCGTAGAACTCCCGGTCCCTTCCCGGCAGGTTCCGCCGCCACAGATTCTGCGGCATCCCCTTCGCCTCGAAGGACCGAAGCAGGTCCGTGATTCGGCGCATCGTCAGCGCCTCCTTTGCGCTCTCGGCCGCCGCACTCTGTCGAGCCAGCGATTCACCGCGTGCCTTCTCGGCATCACGTCCCTTCATCGCGAGCACCTGCTGAACCCATTGCCGCACGCGGACGCTCTCTTCCATCACGACACCGGCGAGGTCCCAGTCTTCGTCGTTCAGGAAGGTGCGCCCGTTCAGACGCATCAGGGCCACGGCCACCTTCGCCCTCAGCAGGTTCAGGTGTCCGTCGATCGGGTCCCGCTGGTCCGTGTGGTACAACTCCCGGTCCCGCCGGTGCGCGGCATCCATCTGCGGCAGGGCGAGCACTGTGTGCTTGAACTGCCAGTCGATTTCCTTCACTCCGTGCGGGGTGATCGGAGCGTCGTCACGCTCGACCACGGCGCGAGGGTCACGAGTCTCGAACCACAGAAGGCGTCCGGGGAACCCACCCTCGACCTCATCCGGGCTGAGCAGGACACCGGAGCGAGAGGGCTGAGCGTTCGTCACGAACGCGAAGCGATAGGTCGCCGGTTCAATCATCGTTCCCGCACCCTTCGCCAGATGCCGACCGAGCGGACCACCGGACAGACCTTGCTTCACGTACTCGAAGATCGTGGAGCCCGAGTCGCGGTTGCCCATCTTGAACATGCGACCGACCTCATCGAAGGCGAACAGCCGAGCGTGACTGTGGTTGTGCCAGATCAACTCGCCGCGCCGGACGTTGTTGGCCGGATCGTCTTTCTCTGCCGGGTGTGCGTACACGTCAGCGATCGCCTCCCCGGAGCCGACCTCTACGGCGGCGAAGTTCGGGACGCGACCCAGGAAGGGGAGGCTGGCGTCCACCAGTCCAGCCACCTTGCTCTTGCCGCCACCCGAGTCCCCGACGTTTACCACGCCGATGTTCAGCGGCGCTGTGCCCATGAAGGACTCGTACTGCACCCACCAGGGGATCGACACCAACGACCGGCAGAGAGCCAGCCCCAGCGCCGACCACGGCGCGATCATGGTGCGCCGAGCGTTCTCGTAGATGGAGAGCAACTCCGGCCGTGAATGCCAGAAGGCGTAGTGCGGTCGTGCCGCCTCGATCAGCCCCTCGTTGTCGTTGTGCACCACCTTCCCGGCCTCGGCGTAGATGTTCGGCCACTCGGTGTTCTCGGTCACAGCGTCCCTGCTCTCAGGTTCTGCACGATGCCGAGGAAAAGTCCGACTTTCGTGGCGACGTCAATGTCTTCGTAGCCCTCGGCAATGAGGGCCTCGGCCTCAGCGAACTTGGCCTGTTCGATCGCGTCCAGTTCGGCGTACTTCCGAGCACGCTCTTCGTTCGCCTCCTGGCCAGCGATGAGGTTGTTCACCATCTTGGCTTCGGGCGAGGGCATGCCGGGGTTGCACGCGCGGAGGTACCAGTAGTCGGCTACGCGCTGGAGCGCGTCGAACTCGGCGTCACGAGAGGCGCGACCCGCGGCATACCCGCGGTTGTACTCGCCGGTCACGAGAGGACGCACCCAGATGTAGCGGGTGCACAAAACGAACAGCACAACATGGCGGGCTCCCTTGCGATGGTGCGCCCGCCCATGTATAGACTGGAATGGCGCGGTGGTGTGAGATACCCCGATCCTACGACCCCCCTGGTGACTGCACAAATGTTGCCAGGGGGGTCGCTCTGTGTTGGATCAGACCGGCTCCGGGAACTTCTCCGGGTGCGCTCCACCGGTCTTGAAGGCCAGCAGACGTATCTCTTCGCCCTTCCGGTAGGCGTTCCACGCCTTGATGATCAGGGCCACCAGCACGTCCGCACGGAGCCGCTCCCGAGTGGACGAGCGAGCCTCGCGAGCGAGCAGTTCCCGCAGTGCGTAGATCGGACTGCCTATCTCCAGACCGGACCCGTCAACCAGCCGGTCCCAGAAGAACTCGCCGTCCTCCGCGTCCATGTTCGTGAACAGCCAGTAGCACAGCGCGAACGCCATGCCCGAGCCAGCACCGGTGGCCTTCGCCACCCGAGCGCCGTGTCTCGTGGCATCCAGAACCTCGTCGCGATTGGCGTCGTAGAACGCCACAACCTCGTCGTTGCTGATCACGGCCGTCCGGATGTAGTGGTTGCGATAGCCCTTCGACCAGCGCAACATCATGCCCACCCCTGCGGCGACGTTCGTCACGTTGACCAGGTGCGGGTCGTGGATCATCAGAATGTCCGCGCGGGTCCGGCTCTTGCCGGTGTCCAGCGTCGTCATTGCGCTGTCCTCCACGCCCCACACCACCAGGAGCGTCTGCGGCGTCCTGGCGGCGCGAATCGCGGTCAGCCGGTGCTGGCCGTCGATCAACTGACCGGACCGGTTGAACCGGATCGGCGAGCCGTCGTCGTGCCAGCGACCTTCCTCCATCGCCTGGATCAGATTCCCCAGGTTCCCGCTGGAGACGCGGCGGTTCGGGGCCATGGTGGCGAGCCACTCGTCGGCCAACTCAGGGGTGACTTCCATCATCTGAGTTGTCAGCGGATACTCCACCAGCGTCGGCTTCGGCGTGGGCTTCGGTCCCGGTGTGGGCTTCTGTCCCGGTGTGGGCTTCTTGTCATTGGTTGTTCCGGCCATGACTACTCTCCTTCCAAGAGACTGCTTATGTCATTCGGTATGTGGGTGCTCACAATGTCCACTTGATCAGGCATTTCTGCGATGAGTTCTGCCATGTAGGCAGTGGCGGCGGCATGCGCCATGGCGTGCGCCAGGTGCCGGTTGCCGGTGCCCTTGAAGGTGGTGTGCGCCATGTGGTCGGTGAGCATGTTGTGTGCCAGGAGGACCAGCGTCTGCACCACGGTCTGGTTGTTGATGTTGTGCATGTGCGTCTGCACGGACGCACTGCCCGGTAGCGCATCGTCTCCATCCTTCGGAGCATCCGGGTCGGTGTACTGGTAATCGACCTCAAGCAAGAACTTGTGGTCCTCAGCCGAGGCGTGGCAATCGAACGGCCCTGCTCCAGAGCACGGCTTGTCATCGGTCATACTGTCTCCTAAAAGTCGGACTTTTTATTCTTGTATCGGAATACGATCCGTACGAGGGCGCACGGTAGATACGGCCCACGGAATACCTTCGGTCGCCAGTTCGCGGGCGATACCGGCCCGGATGATGGCGCTCAGGTGGACGCCGTAGACCTCAGCGGCCTTGAGCCCTGCCTCCCATACCTCGTCGTAGACGTAGAGCGACATATGGTCCTGGCCAGCGGGCGGAATCTCGAAGTCCTCGAAGTGGTGCGGACTCTCGATCACTTCCTGGATGATGCCGACCACGAACGGACTCGGCTTCGTGCGATGTCGCCAGCAGTACTCACGCAACGCCACCTTCATCTCAGCGGGGAGCCACACCTTTCTGATGCGGGGCTTCGGTTCTGTCGCCACTGCTGTCCTCCTTGTCTCTTGCGTTGCGGCGGACACGCCGCTTGTAGTCGGCCACACGCTCCGAGTCGGTCAACTCATGGCTGACCTCACGGTCGTAGATGCCGCCCTTTCCCGGGCCAGGTCGCAGGTGCCACGGGTTCACGCACCGGAAGTGCACGCACTGACGCGCCTTCGGCCTGCAATCCCGATCATGGTCGGTCCGGTACAGTCGCATCCCCGGTGGGATCGGAGCAATCTCCCGCTCGTAGATGTACCGCGTGACATGCCGCAGGTTGATAGCGGGACGGCCCTCCTTGAGAGAGCCCTCCCACCACCAACACTCCGACTGTGACCGGCGCTTGAACCGGGCGTCGATCTTCTCGTCAAACGTGATCGGCCGCCTGGTCATAGTCTAGTATACCACACTAGAAGGTCACCGGGAAAGTCGGACTTTCTGCTGGATAACGACGACAAGGGGACACCGCTGGATGCGGTGCCCCCTTGTGCGTAGTGGACTACTTCTGCTGAACACCCTCGATTTCAAGGGTGTAGTACTCATCGGTGTGCCCGTCGAAGGTCTTCGCCTGAGCGAGCGACCCAAGGACGAGGTTCTCCAGCGACTTGTCCAGCGTCGGGCGCTTCGTGCCCTCGCCAGCATCGGTCAGCGCGGCCAACTGCGGGTGCAGTGACTCCGCCGCGTGAACGAGGTCGTCGGTGTCGATGACGTACGACCCCTCGCCGTGCATGCGCGCAACGGCGAAGGTGACTGCCCGGTTGATGGTCTCGCGGACGAAGGCCGGAAGGAAGCCGTCCATCGAGCCGTACACCAGGTCGTAGTCCACACTGTCGGCCAATTTCCCCTGCGGGACGACGGCCTTGATCAGACGCTCGACCCCATGACGGTCGAGGCCAGCGATTTCCACGATCGCATCGAGCCGTCCCGGACGGAGCATCCCCTTGTGGATGCGGTCCAGGTGGTTCGTGGTGAGGACGATCATGAGTTCCCCACCCTTGCTCGTGATGCCGTCGAACGCATCGAGCAGACGAGACACAGCATCGGCTTCGCCGTCACTGGTCTGGTTGTCGATGTCCTCAACGAACACGACCGCGGGCTCGTACAGACGAGCCGTGCGGAGGACGTTCTCCACCTTGTCCCGACCCGGCTTGGCCGAGAGGAACGTCCATCCTGCCTTCGTTGCCTCACCGGCAGTGATGAGACCGATGCTCGTCTTGCCCGTACCGTACGGGCCGTGGAGCAGGATCGCCCGCTTGAGCGAGAGCCCCTCCCGACGCATCGCCTCCGAGTACCGGAGCGAGGACCACAGCATGCCGCCGAGTTCCTCGTTCACCTTGTCCGAGAAGATGATCTTCGAGAGGTCCACGTCCATGTTCAGGAAGTCCAGCGAGTCCGAGCCGATCAGGGCCTGGCCCCGATAGATGCTCTTCGTCTGGAGGTATTCCTGCACATCATCGAACAGCGCTTCGACCTCGCCCTTGTGCTTCTTCGGCCCTCGTGCGTACAACTTGAAGACCTTGCCGTACTCGGCGTGGACATCCTCCATGATGAAGAACTCCAGCCCTTCCAGGTGCGGCACTTCCATCCGGCCCCAGGGGACCTGCATGGTCTTGCCGTAGCCGACCTGGATAGTCCGACTTTCTGCGGGGCGAATCCCGAAGAACGTCTCCGTGATCTTGCCCAGCGCCATGCCCCACCGTGCGCGCATGCAGTGGTAGGTGGCGTGAGCCCCGTCGTCCGGCCGGTACATGAACGTCCGGTCGAACTGCGTCGGCGTGTCCGCTTCCTCCTGGAGTCGCTGGAGGATCGCGTATGCACGCTTGTAGGTCATGCCCACAGGAAGGCTGATCTTCTTGCCTTCGTGGAATTCAACCTCTTCACCGGTGATGACTTGCTCTTTTTGTGCCACTGGTTGTTCCTTCCATCTACCCGCCCACGGTGGGCGGGAGTCTATAAGCGGAGGACCGGTGCTCATCGCACCGGCCCTCCTGTGGGATGTCCGTACTTCCCCCCGAAAGTCGGACTTTTCCCCTTCGGTGAGTCACCAGGGCTGGGGTAACCCGGTTCTCTCACCTACTACTACTATTATACCAGATAGGGGGTTCTTAGTCAATTCCTCGGCCGACCCATCTGCCCTTCTTGCCGTTCATCAGGAAGAACCGAACGCCCTGCTTCTGCGTCGTGTCGTCCTGGTACATGAAGCCGATCAGGTCGCTCCACGACAGCGGCTTGGCTGAACCGGTGCGATACCACTTGCCGTCCGGCGCTCGGAGCGCGACGTAGGTGTACGACGTGCCGTCCGGAAGGAACTGCACGTCGAACCGAACGATCGAGCCTCCCTTGGGCTCGTCAGGCTCGTTCTCCAGCGCCGCCAGGCGCGCGGTCGCCTTGTCCAGATTCTCCAGGGCGGCCCGCGCCAGCCGTTCCGCATCGGACACCCTGCGCCTCGCCTCTTCGACCCGCTCGCGGCTAGTCATCGTCACCCGAGGTCTGCATGGCGACCTCGGCCACGGCGACGGCGATCTGTCGCCACTTGAGGACCAGTTCCGGCGCGTCGAAGAAGAAGATGGTCGTCGCGACCACCTGCTCGCTCGATCCGCGCTTGTTGTCGATGTTCAGGAGGTCGTCATGCACCGCCGACACGCGGCCATAGCGACGGGTGCGCTCTCCCTCCTTCCCGTCTACCTGGAACGCCACGACAGCGCCGATCGCCTCGGCGACCGGCTGACCCTCGGTGAACGTGCCGAACAACTGACCCCTGGCCGGAGAAAGTTCGACTTTCAGGAGTTCCTCACTCATTGGCATACTGCTTCCTTCCTATTGCTCTTGCGGTGGGTATGGGGTGGTCGGCATCAGCCGGTGCGTGAGCAGGCCGATGACAAAGAGGGCGACAACCTGGGCGTGCAGGGCCACACCGTCGTCATCGAAGGAGTCGGGCGGCCGCATGTGCCGGACCGCTCGATTGCCTCCCTCGGTGACGACCTCGGCGACGCGCTCGATGCCAACGCCGAGTCCCTGAATGATCACGTTGACCAGGTTCGTCAGCGTGACCCCGTAGTCGTTGTCAGCGATGTCAGGCCGGAACAGCCTGCCGGTTTCTGCGTCCTTGTACGGCATGTGCCGGTGCACTAGCAGACCGATGAACGCGATGTCCAGGCACTCGATCGTCTCTTCCTCCGGGATGGACGGATGGTTCTTGCCGACCATCATGAGCAGGTCACACACGAAGTCCTGTGCCTCGACAATCTGCTTGCTCGTGGTGCCCGCGGCATAGATGGTGGTCAGCACCCGGTCGGTCGTCACGTCGAACTCGGTCGGGTGCAACCCAGACGTGGAGAAGACGCCCTCTTCGCTCTCAGGCATTGCCGCCTCCCCGGAAGAAGGTCGGCGGCTCGTCGTCCATCTCCATGTGCAGGGTGGCACAGCGCATGCAGAGCACGACCTCGGGAAGAAGAAGCGCCTCTTCGGGAAGCACCTGCTCGGTGTTGTACCAGACCATCTGCTCGCACTCTTCGCACGGCTTCTGCACCGATCCGGTGACGACCAAAGTGCCGCGCCGCACCGGCATGCAGATGCGAACGGCGAAGTCCTTGTCCGGATCATGCAGGAAGGTGAGTCTGAGTTCCATCAGTGACTCACTTCCTGGAAGTCGCTCAGCGCCCTCCGCAACGACTCCGGGATGCGACCCTCCATCGTTCCCTCCTTCATGACCTCGACCTTTCCGCCGCGTTCGTGCGTGAGCATGATCGTGTTCTCGTCCGTCAAGAGGGCGGTGACCATCTTGAACTCGACCCGGTTCGGGTGGCCCTCGATCTTGTTCCCGGCCTCGACCCACGCCTTCAACGCATCGGCGTCCGCGGCATCGGCACTGAGCCCCCAGCCCTCGGAGAACAGCGCGATGCCGAGCAGGTTCTCGCCTTTCTCCAGCGGTGACCAGCCGGTTATCTCGTGGACCTTCCGAGCGCTCTGTCCGGCGGCCACGATCACCATGTATGGCGGTGCGGCACCCCACGCTTCACCGACCGGCACCGGGTCGAACGTGACCGACCCGTCCCGGTTCTGCACGATGAGCACCAGGCTCGGTGGTTCGTCCCACTCGCCGGAGGCCACGTCGATGTTGAGAAACTGCGTCAGCGCCTCTTGAATCATTTCGTTCATCTGAAAGTCCTACTTTTCCTCTCGTTCGTGTTCGTTCAGAAGGCGCGTTCCCACGTCGGCGAGCGCCTTGAGTTCTGCAATCAGTTGATCCAGCGGCAGGTCCTTGAACCGCTCGATGTTGGCCTCGGCAGTGAGCGACCAGGCCGGACGCTCCTGCCCCATCCGTGCCCAGTTCATCCACGGGTGGTACGCGCCAGCGAACAGCCCGAGGTAGTCCGGGATGTCGCCGTCCATCTCATGCAGGTCGGCGTGCTCGACCGCCCAGGCCCGAACCTCTTCGACCGTCAGGTCGGTGAAGCCGTGGAATGCCGCGAAGGTGGTGAAGCAGTCGTGGCTGATGCAGTTCATCAGGTGGTACCGGAACGGGTCCGTGCCCCACTGATCGTCCGCGTGAACCTCTTGAGCACCCGGATCATTGATGTGGCCGACGGATGCTTCCTCGACCCTGAGCGCGTTCTCTTCGCCGAAGTGCTGAGCGAATGAATCTCGTACTGTCATGCGATTCCCTCCTGGAAAGTTCGACTTTCCGTGTGATGTGCAGAAAGCACAACACCCCCCATGGCACCGAGAGAGAAGCGGGCCATGAGGGGCGTTGCGTGTAGCCTGCCGTCTTCATTGACGGCAGGCAGATGTGGTCCGGTGTCTCTCTTCACCGGACGAGGGTAGAACCTCCTTATTCGTTGTAGAACTCTTCGTCTCGCTCGATCCCCTTGCGGTAGAACAGGAGCAGAACGAGCACGTACGGGATGAATACCAAGATCGCGAAGGCTCCGCGCAGGAGTTGCCAGGCTCGGTAGTCTTCGCGGTCACGCATCGCGCACCGCCTGACGGATGCCGTTGAGCAGTTCGCGCCAGGCGTCGACCTCCGGCTTGGATGAGTACCACTCGTTGAACTCGGTGCCGTCCAAGCCAAGCGCCAGCCACACGTCCAGCATCACTGTGCGTGGCACGATCGGTGGCGGCGGCGGAATCTCTTCCTCCCCAGACTCGATCGCCAGTGGAACGTCCGGCACATACCGGAAGTTGCCTTGCAGGATCGCCTCCCGCACCCACTCGACGCAGTGGCAGGCGTTCGGGTAGCGATCCGGGTACTCGCATCGCCACGAGTGCGGCGACGCTCCGTGATCGTCCAGACCCTCACTGCGCAGGATCGCATCCAGTGCGTCCCGCTCGCTCTGATGTACTGCAATGTCTGTCACTGCTTCTCCTTGTCCGGGACAGGATCGAAGACGATCATGCCCATTGCTTGAGCGAGCCCGAGTATCGGGTCGCGGTCGGCGAGTCGGTCATACCAGCCGCGGCAGATCGCGTGCCGCTTCGGCTTGCCGCGATACAGCGTGGAGTGGCAGACCACGGTGGCACCGGGATCGTTGATCGTCTCCCGGACCATCCCGGCCACTCGCTCGCCGTTCACAGGCCGCGTGTGCGGCCGAAAAATGCACGTCGCACATTCCTCGGCCAACACATGCACGCGGTCCTCACGGAAGACGTTATGCCTAGCCACGTCGGCTCCGGTATATCGACCGACTCACGTCCGTGCCGATTGCAATGCCCCACCCGACGCTCAGGAACCAGCCGAGGACCTGCGCGCCGTACAGGTAGCCGATCCAGGTGCACAGCACCGATCCAAGGACGACGACGGCGAGCAGGGCGGCCATGGGAAGCACCCAGGCGTCGAATATGTTGCTTGACGCCATGAAAGTCAGACTTTCTCGGCTTCGAGCAGGGCCCGGACCCGCGCGATGAACTCCGAGTACCGCTCGGTGTCCGTGGCAGCGTAGTAGTAGTTGTCCGGTCCCGGTGGGGCGTGCTTGGCTCCGTTGATCAGCAACTTGTTCGCGGCCCCGCTGTAGAACTCGAACTCGATCGTCACGACGATGTGCGACGGCTCCCCGATGAGCACTCGGCCCACGTTGGAGAACCGATACTCGACCATCGTCGGTAGCCCGACCTGAGCGGCCAGTTTGTCGATGTCAGCGAGCACAGCCTCTTGATAGGTGGTCATTCGTCCGTCCATCCCACGCCCTCTGGATGAGTGAGCGTTTCCCAGCAGTTCGGATGCGTTCCGGTCTTCACGAGTTCCCGGAACGCGGCGTCGCGCTCGGGGAGCGCGTCCTGGATGTAGCCGCCGCCATTCAGGGCGGCGAACTCGGCGCGTGTCAGTTCCACGACGCTCGGTTCCTGGCACAGCATGCATGGCGGAGTCATGAGTCGGATCACCGGTTCATGATCCCCCGAAAGTCGGACTTTCCAGTCAGTCACCGTGTCCCCCAATACAAGATGAAGCCGGTGAAGGTCAGCGAGACGATCGTGGCGATCGTCAGGGGCACATCAGGGGGCACCTTCTTCAGCAGACGCTTCATGAGGCGTCCGTGAGGAAGTCGGCGAGCCGCTTCTGCTCGTGCAGGTTCAGCGTGACGCCCTGTGACCCGGTGACCGTTGCTACGGTGAGCAGAACTCTTCCGTCGCTCGTCCGGGTGACGAAGATGTTGCTCTCGTCATCGTCCGTGGTCCAGGCATCGCTTGCTATTGCCATTTCTCTCCTTCTCTGGGGGTCGGACGAAAAGTCCGACTTTCGGTGGCCGGGGCTCACCCGTGCGTCCCCACACAGATGCGGGTGAGCCCCAGCGCATGGCGAAGGTCCGACTCTCACCCCCATGAAGAAAAGTCGGACTTTCACGATCGAAGGTCCTACTTCAACCTTCTAACTACTAGTCTACCACAATAGTAGGACTTAGGCAAATCGTGAGCCTGTTCATCGCTCGTACTTGAAGAACAGTTCGCTCAGGACCGCGCCGATAAATCCGACCCCGCAGGCAAGCAGGACCAGAAGTATCGGCACGATCGCGAGCGAGACGATCGTCACGAGCGCGAGGAAGATGAGCGCGGCTGTCGTCACGACACCTGCTTGTCCACGCCTTGCCGCTCACGCCACGCTTCCTCGTGCATGGTCATGGCGGGCTTGCCCAGCGCCAGGTTCAGTTGGTACGCCGAGGCGAACGAGTACTCGCGCCGGATCATCGGCTCCGCACCCCCCATGTGCTCGTACGCACAGTGTTCCAGGAAGTGCCGCCCGTCGTTGACCAGGTTGTGCAGGTCTACGCGCGATGACCAGTCGGACACGTCCAGGTCGTTCGGGCATGCGTTGCAGGTCAACGTCACGTAGAACATCTGGTCGTAGTCCTTCTCGGCCATGCCCGTCTCCTGCCACTCCATCACCGTCTGGACCAGGCGTGCGCTCATCTGTGTGGATGTGCGCGGCTGATCCAGCAGGCTCTTGCAGGTCTTGCAGGTGACGGCCTTGTGCGTCTCGGTTCCTCGGCCGTCGGCGAAGCAGGCGTTCACGAAGAACGTCCCGCCCACGTTGACGGCTTCGATATCGGTCGGGTGTGACCAGTGCATGGTGTCTCTCTTTCTCTCTTGTATTCGGTGCCGGTCGGCAACCGAGAAAGTCCGACTTTCGATGAGAAAGCCGGACCCCCACGGTCTCCGCGTCAAGCGATGACGTGTGTGTACTTCGTCCAGTGGTGGCCGCTCCAGTACCGCAGGCAGTCCTTCTGCCAAGGGTCTGGGTACCAGCCGGAGCGTGCCATGCGGACAGGGCGACGCTTTCTACGCCTGCGACCGGCGTAGAAGACGTGGCAGGCGATGCCGGTGAGCATCGCCGTGATCAGCAGGGCTGTCACTGCCGTGCCTCGCGTGCTCGCTCGTAGTAGTTGGCCTCGATGGTGCCGTTGCGCACGGCCCACTTCATCAGGAAGTAGTTCACCGTGAGGCCGCCCGCGATCAGGAGCAGGGTGATCAGGATGCCGAGCAGTGCCTCGCTCACTTGGTGTCCTCGGCGTAGTAGTACGTGCCGTCGATGTTCACGAACGACCGACCGGTGCCGTTGCCCATCGTCGCGGCGTCCCAGTAGCAGTTCGGCGCGTCCTCGACGGGGCAGGGGTAGAGGGTCTGACCCTCCAGTCCAGCCAGAGCGGGCTCGCAGTACGCCCAGTTGCCGTGCACCGGGTCGCTGTCGGTGGCGATGCCGTCCTCGCCGCACTCCAGCGTGCCCTCGGGCAGACTCGGTGCCTCGGTGCTCGCCTCCGGTGCGGTGACCGGTGTCTCGACACTCGCAGGTGCCGTCGGCTCGTCCGGTAGGCACGCGGCCGTGAAGGGCGACGCTCCCGACACCGAGGGCGATGCCGATGCCGAGCGTGGCGATGCGGCCGATGGTGATGTTCTTGCTCATGTTGTTCTCTCTCTCTTGTGATCGGATGCAGTCAGCAACCGAGAAAGTCCCGACTTTCAGCGAAAGTCGGGGCCCTCACGGTGTCCGTCTACGGGTACAGGTGCGGCACGCACTCGAAATGGCCGCGTTGACCCGTCGAGTTCTCGAAGCCGCCTTCCTCGAAGTCGCGGACCTTGAGGCCACAGCCAGGGCAGTGGTCCATGCTGTGGCGCACGTCGATCACTTCCTCGCGCGGCTGGAAGACGAGTTCGACGTAGGTCTCCTGTTTGTCCAGCCACTCGCCGAGTTCGGCGTAGTCCCGGAAGACCAGCGTCTCGATGAGGTTGTGGGTCCGCTTGTCGTGGTGGAAGCAGACGATCGGTGCGAGCGTCATAGCGGGACCACCTCGATGAAGACAGTGCTCTCCTGCGAGTCGAGCCACGCCAGGAAGGCGTCCTCGTCCGGGAACCTGTGCGTCTCGATCAACTCGTGATCGAGCGCGTTCGTGAACTGGTGCACGATGAGGGTCACAGTCGTGACCCGATGTACTCGCAGAGCGCCCAGATCGCCACGAAGGCGAGCGTGATGATCGCGGGCACGAGCAGGCTCATCGCTTGTGCTCCGCGCAGAAGCCGTAGGACGCCATGCCAGCGACCTGCCGGATGACGGCGGGGTTGTCGCAGTCGGCGCATAGTTCGCCCTCCATGATCGGCGCCATGCGGAACCCGTTGTCATCGAAGCCGCCCTCGTCCTCGTAGGGCTGTTGCGGTGACAGTTCCACCAGGTCCAGGTCCGGCATCGGCGCCGGAAAGTCGGGACTTTCAGCCTCGATCCGTGACGCGGCCTCCATGTAGCGCGGGAAGGTGTACCGGATGACGGTGCCGCACCAGTCGCAGGCCAGTTCGACCGTCGCGATGTTCTCGCTGACGGTGACCGCGGTCCATGACTCGCACACGTCGCAGTACGCTTCCGTGTTCAGTGGTTCAAGTGACATTGCTTTCTCTCTCTCTTTTGGTGACCCAGAAAGTCGAGACTTTCTGGACGTTCGGGAACGCCGCTCAATGACGACGAGTAGCGTCGCCGTTCGTTCGATGACGACTCGGCGACGCGCGGGATGTGAAGTTGTGGAAAGTCGAGACTTTCTGGCGACGATTTTTGGGGTCGCCAAAAGGCCGGACCCGAAGGTCCGGCCCGATGTTCAGCGACAGACTCCGCCCGCTTCGGCGATGAGGTCCCAGCATGGGAGCACAAAGCCGAGGTCGAAGCAGAAGTTGCTGAGCGCTTGGATGAAGTCCAAGAACATGGCTCTTCCTTTTCTCTTCTGGAAAGTTCGGACTTTCAGAGTCAGTCGCCAAGTGACGGCACGCCAAGGGTTACTTGAAGGTGAGGCGTGAGTGCTGTCCGCAGTCGGGACAGATGTATTCAATGGCGAATGTGGAGTCGTCAAATGTGACCCAATGGGTACGGCCACACGGGCACTCATCGGTGATGGATGAGGGCGACGGGTCGAAGGGCTGAGGCATGGTTTCTCTCTCTCTGAAAGTTGTGACTTTCGGGGTGAGGCATGCCGTCGCTAAGCGACTGACTCATTCTTTGGATACGGGTTCGCTAGATAGTCCATCCCTCGGGTTTTTTGGCGCGGAAGTGCGCCGGAGGGTTGTTACTTGGCGACCTTGGCGACGTTCGCCACGAGGTCACGGAGGATGGACTTGCGCTCGTCAGTGAGCCGCGCGAAGTTCTCGGCGGTGATCATGTTGAGCGTTGCGACGATCGAGTCGAACACGACGTTCGGGTCGGCCTGCTTTTCGGCTCGCCGAGCCTCGGCGTCCTTCTGGGCCTTTTCCTTGTCGGCCTTGAGGGAGTTCTTGGCGTCGATGAACGTCTTGAGCGGGTCACGCCCGTTGATGATCGCTTCGATCGCAGGGTTGACGTAGTTGACGTCCTTGCCCGCAAACGTCTGCGAGGCGAGGTTGAACGCGGCCTTGGCGACAGCCATGACATGCGGGTTCGCGTCGGGGTCCGTCACGATGTTCGCTCGCTGGAGGTACTTCCAGGTGTTCACCAGGTTGGTGACACCGGGAACCGACAGGGGTGCCTCGTTTTCACGACGAAGCGCCTCGTTGGCCTCCTTGCGGAACGTCTCCTTGAGGTCGGCGGCGTCCTTTCCCTCGGCGTTGCCGATGTACTCGAATGCCAGCCGGGACTGGTGGAAACGCAGGTTGCTGGAGTCCGTGATGTGAACGAACTCGTCAACAATTTCCGCGAGCGAACGGGTGGCGGTGATGGTGGTCTTAGCCATGATTGGCCTCTCATTTCTGCCACATTGTGCGTGGCGGTAAATGAGGGATGGACTACCTAGTCAACCCGTATCCGGGACACTGAAAGTCTTGACTTTCAGAGAGCGTTGAATCGTTGAATGTCGGTGATCTAGCGCGCGCCATATTCGGCGAGCCGTGCCAGAAAGTTGACACTTTCTGATTCCTAGAGAGAGTTCTCCCTAGTGACTGTGCGGAGTTTTTGGGTACTCCGAGTAGACCCTATGTGGGTGTGTGGTGCTGGCAAATCCTTCCTGTAGATAGAGTTCTCCCCAAGTCGGGGGCGGTATTTTTGGGCGCACCGGGTCAAGATTCTGAAAGTCGTGACTTTCAGATCCGTCCCGGCCCCCTTGCCGCTCCTACCAGTATAGCAGGGGGGGCCCCCCGCGCCCAATCGGGCGCAGCCCCGTTCTCATCGCTAGGCACCACCCTGTGCTAGGATGCCCCGGGCCATTAGGTCCCACGGAACACAAGCAGGAAGGACGGCCCCTGAGGGCCGTCCAGAAAGTCCGACTTTTTGCTACTTCCGACGCCGGGAGGCGAGCGCACCGAACACCGGCACGCCCACCACGATCAGGAAGATGCCACCGGGGAACAGCCAGAACCACCAGGGGAAGGTCATGGGTGAAGGCTGGCACAGGATGCGGGAACAGTACATAGGGAGCAGAATCGCGACCGACAGCCCGGAAAGAGCCTGGTCGGAGCGGTTTCTTGGACCAGAAACCACCCATCCCTTTGCGTGAAAGGGCACATCCGCTAGGGTTGAATGGATCAACGAAAGTGGGCAAACGTGGGTATCGGACGAAAGAAGCCGCCGAAGGAGCCGTTGGCTCAGAAGGTATCGCGGGAACGCGTCCGTCTGGAGGTCGTTGACGAAGAGACCGGCATGGCAGACATCATCCGGATCACCCCCGAGAGGTTGCCGCGCAGACAGCGGGGCAGAGGAAGGAACTACGGCACCGTGTACCTGATGGTGGACACCTTGAGCCTGAGCCAGTTGACGTTGACGGCGGCGGAGTACCGCATCCTGGCGTACATCATCGGCCGCGCCCAGAAGCCGGACAAGGGTGGCGAGGGCGACACCTTCCACGAGGTCGAGATAGTCGCCCCCTCCGGCGTGATCGCCCGCGACCTCGGCATCCATATCAACAACGTCTCGAAGAACGTCTCGCGCCTGGTGAAGCGGAACATCCTCATTCGGACCATGCAGGGCGTCTACCGGATCAACAAGAAGATTGCGCACTCGGGATCGTGGAAGACCTGGAACCGCGAGGCCCAGCAGGACCCCGACGTTGACTGGACCGGTGAAGGACTCGTGAACACCGAGACCGGGGAACTGGTCTGATGCACTGGCCCTGGCAGAAGCCGAAGCCAGAAAGTTCGACTTTCTCGGGGGAGCCGGTGACCGAGCACGAATGGTCCCACCGAAACCCCCACCACGATGTATCCTTTCTGTGGGACACAACGGAGGAAGAGGACCGGTGAGCGCACAGCGACTGTCCGAGAAGAGCACCCGGCGACTGAGCAGGGCGACCGGGCTGGAAGTGGTCCGGGCCTGGGCGCACGGCGGCTACACCTTCGACTTCGTGGTCGCGGCCGACGATGTGCCGGAGGGTCACCGGCACGGTTGGTTCGACAAGAAGACCGGCGACTGGGAACTGGAAGAGCCGGGTTCCCGGGACATCCACTACAACACCTGCCGGGAGATGTTTCCCGTGAAACAGGAGGCGTCGTGACCGGCCGACGGCCGCGATTGCTCGACCTGTACTGCGGTGCCGGGGGCGCGGGAGTGGGCTACTACCGTGCCGGGTTCAACGTGTTCGGTGTGGACATCAAGCCTCAGCCGCGCTACCCGTTTCCGTATGCGGTCGGTGATGCCCTGCTTCTTCTGCGCTCTCTCCTGGACGGCGACACCGTACAGTTCGGGCCGCACCGGCTGAGGATGAGCGACATCGACGCGGTGCACGCCTCGCCTCCGTGCCAGCGGTTCACCGTGATGCAGTCGCTTGCCCGCAACGTCGAGGCGCATGGCGACTTCCTCACCCCGACCCGAGCCTTGCTCGAAGAGTGGGGCGGGCTCTGGGTGATCGAGAATGTCCCCGGTGCTCCGATGCGCAACTACGTCCGGCTCTGCGGCTCTGAGTTCGACCTGACGGCCGAGGACACCGACGGCGAGCCCCTGCAACTGCGCCGACACCGGCAGTTCGAGTCCAACGAGGTTCTGATGGGTGCCGGGGGCTGTCAGCACCGCGAGGGAGTGCTCACCGCTTCCGTGATCGGAAGCGGTGGTGGCTGGCGGCCGGAATACCGCGAACGCCTCGGCGGTGGCTACACCCCGGATCGCGGTGTGTGTGCGGCACTGATGGGAGTGACCTGGAAGATGACAGCCGGAGAGTTGAGCGAGGCGATCCCGCCTGCGTACACGCAGTTCATCGGCGAGCAGTTGCGCGCGTATGTCGGAGTGAAGGAGGCGTCGTGATCTATGACCCGGAGGACCTGAACATCTGCATGAACCAACTCGGTGTGCTGTTCTATCGGCGCGCCCACGACGACGGCTCCACGGACTGGGTAGAACTGAACGAGGCGCGGCGCACCGGCGAGTTCCGCAGACCGGAGTGGTGATGGACGAGGACAGCCCCCTGCAAGAGAGTGGACCCGAAGAGTCGATCGAGGATCGGCTCCGTCGTGCCTGGCTGAACGGGTTCAAGGAGGGCGTGGAGCGTGCCGGGTACGCGGTGAGCCAGGCGTGGGGACGGTGGGACTCATGATCTGGAAGGTGATCGGCTCGCCGACGAACCCGCAGGCGTGGTCAGTTGCTCTCGTCGCGCCGCTCGTCAACGGCGACGCCCGTGTGGAGCGCATCCACCCTATCGAGTTCGATGCCAAGCGCGAGGCTGACCGTGCCGCCGCTCGCCTGAACACCCGTGACCACAACGAAGGAGAAGGAGAATGACCATTCACGATGATGCAGAGGCCGCCAGCAACGCGGTCTACGACCAGCAGTTATCCAGCAAGGATCAGCGGATCGCCGAACTCGAAGCGGCCCTGGCCGAGTGCGAGGCCGGAAACGGTGGCGGCGGAACGACGCCTCCGCCCAGCACCGGCGACCTCTATGCGCCGAAGGTGTACGCCAACGTGGACGAACTGATCGAGGATCAGGACCTGCCCACCGACGCGAACTACGTAAACTGGACCGCCAGCATGGGCGAGGACCTGGAGACCATCTTCAAGGGCCTCGGCGTGAACGACGTGCTGGTTCTGCCGAACCGCACCCAGCCGTTCCGGTTCGACTCGTCCAGGGGCTTCATCGCGGCGAACGTGGTCAACGCCGAGTATCTCAGCGACGAGGACTACGCCAGCAAGGGCTACGGCTCGAAGATCGTCACCGGCCTGGCTCCGATCGACTCGTCCAACACCCGGCTCTGGTTCGCCATGACCCGGGCACGTCGCGGCATCGTCGCCCTTGGCCCGGTGCGCGTGGAGCCCACCGACAGCGGCTGGAAGTGGCGCGGCCCGGACGGCAAACTGGCCCGTCAGCCCAAGACCGACCAGATCGTGAACTACAAGGACGGCACCACCGGCAAGATGGTCGGCGTTCAGAACAAGTTGATCGAGGCCGAGCACGAGTCGCCGATCTTCGCCAACTTCATCCTGGGTACCCGCGACTTCGGTTCGATCGCCTACAACGGGCTCACCGGAGGCAAGGAGAAGTCCGGCCGGATGGGCACCATCACGGTCAGCCGGGTCACGCTGGACAAGTGCTGGCACGGCTTCGCGGGCATCCCGAACGGTGAGGCGGGCGGGCTCTCCACGCAGGGCCGGTACGACTTCCGGAACGTGAAGTTCATCACCGACCCGGCGTACTCGTCCAGCCCGATCATGTGGAACCGCTCGCCCGGTGGCGTGGCGCGCCACATGGACATCGGCAAGCACACCATCGGGATGATCACGTTCTGGCGGTGCTCTGGCCGCAACGACTTCTTCGACGTGACCACCAACGCCGGTGAGGTCGGCATCAACCTGGAGGAAGAGGAAGACTCCTTCGAGTTGTACTGGGAGGGCGGCGCGATGCGCACCGACGCCCGGAACGACACCAAGCACTGGAACATCAACCCCAGTGGCGGCTCCATCGGCGTGCACTTCAAGGGAGTGGAGGTCACCCTGAACTCCGGGCTGAGCCCGAACAAACTGGCCGCGCACGTCTACGGCCACAACGGCGTCCAGAAGAAGTCGGACACGTCCTTCGACACCGGCGAGACGGGCTTCGTGCCCTCGGCGGGCTGGGTCTAACAGACTGGGGGAGGGGGGGACTTTCGTCGGCCCACCCCCTCCCCCGCTATCCCATGAGCGGAGCCCATCGGTGAACATGCCGATCCGGTCGGACGAATCGGAACTGTGGGCGGCCTTCGGGCCGCCCCCAGCGCCGTACCGGTGGCCGCGAGACGCCGCCGCCGTGCTGGGTGTTCCACGGAACCGGCTGGTCTACCTCTGCTCGAAGTGGGCCGACCAGGGCCAGTACGAGTGGGGCTCTTGGATCGACCTAGGCTGGAAGATATGAGCCTGGATCGCGCCAGTCGCATCGTGCAGGCGCTCTCTGCCCGCGATGCCTGGCTCTGCTCGATCCCGCACGGACAGTACGAGCACCACGAGCCATACAGTGCGGTCCAAGCGGCGGACCTGGTGCGCGAGGTACTGGCCGAGGACGCCCGAGCGCACCTGGCCTGGAACGACTAGTCGTCCGCCTTCCGCTTCGCCTGGCGCTTCTTCTCGTCCTGGATCAGTCGGCGCAGGGCCTCGCTGAGCGAGCCCCCACTGGAAATGGAACGCAGGTCCTCCAGGTCGGTGTCCGAGAGCCGGAACTTGACGGTGTAGAGCATCGTCGTCGGACCGATCGGAGGTCTCACCATCTGCCGCGTCCCTTGTTCTCGCGGTCCTGCGCGTTGTCGGAGTAGGTGCCGACGCTCAGGTGCTGAGGGTTCACGCAGGGCGGGTTGTCGCAGGAGTGCATCACCAACATGCCTTCCGGAATCGGGCCGTGCCAGAACTCGTAGGCAAAGCGATGGGCGTACCCCTGCTTAGGGCCGGAGGGGCGGAACTTGCCATAGCCGGTCGGATACCGACTGCCCTGCCACTCCCAGCAGACCGAGTAGTCCTGCACGCGGAACTTCTCGAAGAAGCGGCGCATCGGAGGGCCTGCGGTGCGGGTCATGATACCAGTATACGTGGTACAGAATAGTTCCGTAGTGCGAAAAGTCCGACTTTCCGGGGGAGCCGGGTCTATCCTGAGACCGTCCCGCAAAGACACCTAGGGGGTGCGTTCGTGGCCGAACCGGCAGGTGACCCCGGCGACGACATTGAGCGCATCCCCGCTGACCTTTCCGTCCGCCGCATCCAGAAGCGGGTGGGCACCGCCAAGGACCTCCGCGACGCCGAGACGATGAGCGAGGTCATGGCGCGCGGCATCATGGCACTGTGGACCCGCGGAGCCAACTACCCGGACATCGCGGACGAGTTCGGCGTTTCCGTCGCCACCGCACGGATGGCCGTGGAGCGGGTGCTGGCCGATTCGCTGGATGATTCCGAGGACAAGACCAAGCAGAGACAGAGAGTGTCCCTGCAACTGGATGCCTTCCTCCGATCGGTCGTGGATCGGGCTCTGGACCCCAAGGATGACCAGCAGTTGGCCTATCTGCGCGCCGCGATGCTGGTCGTGGACCGCAAATCCCGTCTGCTCGGTCTCGATGCGCCGATCAACGTGCAGTTGGGCCTGCCCAGCAAGGACGACCTGGATCAGTGGGTCGCCGCCGTGGCCATGTTCAACGGCACGACGCCTCCGGTGGAGGGTGATCCGTTCGAGGACATCGAACTCCATGAGGACCCGGAGTCCGGCGAATGGCGGTGAACGAGCGCATCCGCCAGGAAATCCACGAGCAGATGCCCGAACCGCGGCTGTCATCGCGCTTTTCCACCTTCCGAAGCGCCTTCGAGGCGATTGAGGACGCCGCATACAACCGCAGGATGATCACCCGGGAGTATGTCGGGCGCGCGGCCCTGGCATTTGCCGTCTTCGACTCGCACGGAGAGGTCGATTGGGCTGAAATCACCCAGAAAGAGCCGCCGATCAGCGACCTGGTGCGCGGTGGCTACGCCAAAGACCGTCTTCGGGGCCGAGAACACGGCGATTGGCAGATTGTGAGGCTGAGATGACCACCACAACCCCTCCGATCGCCGATTTTGCCGACGATGACGAGCCCCGCCGCCTCACAGCGGCGGAAATCAAGGCCATGGCCGAGCAGTGGTCCCCCGAGGGGCGTGCACAGGCCGCAAACATGGTCGAAGACCTCGTGAAAGGGCGTCGGAGGGCGTGGTACTGCGCGAATCCGGGAAGGGACTGCGATGGGAAGCCGCATACCGGCTATCCGTACCCACATGCCCGTGGTGACCAGTGGCCGCCCGCAGGATCGGACTGGTTCTCGTGGTTCCTGAGCGGTGGGCGCGGTTCCGGCAAGACCCGCACCGGAGCCGAGTACACGCGAAGGATGAGCGAGCGCGTCGGGCGCATGGCGCTGATCGCCCCCACCGGTGCCGATGTCCGCGACACCATGATCGAGGGTGAGTCCGGACTCATCTATGTCTGCGCCGTCGCGGGGCAGGGCGTGAAGTGGGAGCCCTCCAAGCGCCGGATCACCTTCGACAACGGCTGTATCGCCACCACCTTCTCGGCCGAAGAGCCGGACCGCCTCCGTGGCCCGAACCACGGCTTCGCCTGGCTCGATGAACCGGCGCACTACCCGAATGCCGAGGAAGTCTGGTCCAACCTGATGTTCGGCCTGCGGATCGGCGCGCGTCCGCACGTCGTGCTGACCTCCACGCCGCTTCCGACCAAGTGGGTGCGTGAGATTCAGGGCCGCCACAACACCCGCGTCGTCCGCGTCTCCACCTACGCGAATCTGGACAACCTCGCGCCGAACTTCCGCGAAGAGGTCGTCAGCCAGTACGAGGGCACCCGGAAGGGTCGCCAGGAGTTGTACGGCGAACTGCTCCTGGACGTGGAGGGCTCGCTCTGGCGCGAGGAATACCTGCAACACATGGGTGCGACCAACGAGCCGGGACCGATGGACCGGATCGTGGTCGCGATCGACCCTGCGGGATCGCAGAACAAGCGCTCCGACGAAACCGGCATCGTCGCCGTCGGCCGGGAGGGCAAGTTCGGTCACGTCCTGCGCGATGCCTCGGGCAAGTACTCGCCGCAGGGCTGGGCGCGCATGGCGCTGTCGGTGTATCGGGACCTGGAGGCCGACGCGATCGTGGCCGAGCGCAACTTCGGTGGCGACATGGTGAAGAAGGTGATCGAGACCGAGGCCGAGGCGATGGGGCTGAACCCGCGGATCATCGTGAAGACCGCGATGCGCTCCAAGGCCCTGCGTGCTGAGCCGATCGTGAACCTCTACGAGCAGAGCCGGGTGTTCCACTGGAACGACCTGGCCGAACTGGAGAACGAGATGCTGACCTGGATTCCCGGCACCGGCCCGAGCCCGAACCGGGTGGACGCCCTGGTCTGGGCGCTGGACGAACTGATCAGCACGTCCAGCATTGGTCGCATTCGCAGTGCTCGCGGCGGTACGATGCGGCGCAGGGATGACGATGATCCCCGATGGGGACGGAGGTCCGCGTGAGCGCGGCGCTGGACAACATCTGGATCGCAAGCCTCGCCATTATCGTCGCGATCGTCGGCGTGGCGAGGCTGACGCGCGTGATCGTGCACGACGACTTTCCGCCCGCGATGTGGTGGCGGGACAAGTGGGGCCAGTGGACCCACGACGGTCCGTGGGCGAAACTGTTCCTGTGCTGGTGGTGCCTGTCCTTTTGGGTGGCACTGGTCTGCATCGGGTGGTTCCTACTCATCGACGTGCATGAGTTCTTCCTGTGGTCCTGGTGGATTTTCTGGGGTGGCCTGGCTCTGTCCTACCTCGCGACAATGCTGATCGTCCGCGACGAGCCGAACAACTGAGGGGACCGCCATGCCACGCGCAACGCAATATGAGTCCCGAGTGATCGCCATGCCGCAGGGCAAGGCGATCGTGGCCGCCGCTCGTCAGATCGCGATATCCGGCAACAAGGACGGCAACCGCAAACCGCGCGCCGATGTCGGCTGGCAGGAGCGGGCCTGGAAGTGGTACGACGTGATCGGCGAGTTCCGGTTCGCGTGTGCCTGGGTCGGCAACGTGCTCTCTCGTGCGGTTCTGCGTGTCTATCGCGGCGATGATCGGCAGGAATCCGGTGACGCCTTCGAGGCGCTGAACTCCCTGTTCGGTGGACCCGAAGGCCAGAAGGAGATGTTCCGCCAACTCGGCGTACAGTTCACCGTGGCCGGAGAGGGCTACATCGTCGGCGAGGACGGCGGGGATGATGTCGGTGACAAGTGGTTGGTCGTCGCGGCATCGGAGTTGACCAAGAAGGCCGAGGGTGAGTGGCGGGTCGGCAAGAAGGAAATCAACGACCCGCTGATCATCCGGCTCTGGCGTCCACACCCTCGGGTCAACGACGCCCCGGACTCGCCCTCGCGGGCGGTCCTGCCGGTGCTCGCTGAAATCGACGGGCTGACCAAGCACGTCGCCGCGCAGATCGACTCACGCTTGGCGGGTGCGGGCATCCTGCTCCTGCCGGACAACATCTCCTTCGCCACGACCTCGGCCACCACCATCGACGCCGCCGGTGACACCAGCAACCAGAACGTGGCACTGGACCCGTTCCTCGAAGAACTGATGCTGACGATGATGACGGCGATCCGCAATCGCGAGGACCCGTCCGCCCTGGTGCCGATCATCCTGCAAGCCAACGGCGAGTATCTGGACAAGGTGCGGCACCTGACCTTCTCGACACCGCTGGATGAGCAATCCATCGAACTGCGCAAAGAGGCGATCCGCCGCCTGGCTCTGGGCATGGACATGCCGCCCGAAGTGCTCACCGGCACCGGCGAGGTCAATCACTGGGGCGCGTGGCAGATCGAGGATGCCTCGATCAAGGCGCACACCGAGCCGCTTCTCCAGATCATCGTGTCCTCGCTGACCGAGGGCTACCTCTGGCCGTACCTGGAATCCACCGGGATGAGCGTCGAGGAACTGCACGAGTACCACTTCCAGGTGGACACGTCGCAGATGCGGCTCCGGCCGGATCGGTCCAAGGAGGCGCTGGAACTGTACGACCGGGCGGTGCTGTCGTCGGACGCCGTGCTCACCGAGAACGGCTTCGCGTCCTCTGACGCGATGGACGACCGGGACCGCCAGGAGTTCTACAAGCGCAAGGTTGCGGGCGGCATGACGACGCCGGAACTTGTCGCCGCCGCACTCCAGATGCTGGGCGTCGACCTGCCGACCATCGCGATCAGTCAGCGCGAGCACCCCGAGGCCGAGACTCCGACCCTGCTCGACCACCCGGACCTCGGGCCACCGGACCGGGACGCGCGTCGTCACCGTCGGAGCGAAGAGGCCGCCGTCGCCGAGGTCATCGTCTTCCGTGCTCTGGAGCGGGCGGGCAACCGGATCAAGAGCAAGTACAAGGACACCATCTCGATGGGCGCGGAGAACGTGCCGCCGCATACCCTGTACCGCTTTGCTCAGCGGCTGACACCGGAGCAGGTGGACGACGTGCTGATGGATGCCTGGTCCTGTCTGGGCGCACTGCCGCCCATCTCCATCCCGGCCTCCACGCTGGATCGCTACGTGCGGGACCTGATCGAGACGAATCGCCCGCATGAAAGTCGGACTTTCCAGGCGTTCCTCCAGGAGTGGACGTGAACGGGGAGGCGTTCGCCGCACGCCGCCGCGCCGACTTCGTGCGCGCGGATGCCGACCTCGCGCCCTCCGTGGCCCGAGCCCTGGAACTGTACCGGTTGGGCGAAGCGGACTGGGATCAGGAACTGATCGAAGATGCCTCGGTGATCTGGCTGGAGCACTACGCCGCCGAGGCTCCGAACGCCGATCCGACGCGGGCGATGGAACGATTCCAGGAGGCCCTGCGTCGCTCGCTGGCCCAGACCGACCAGCCAGAAACCCCTGATCACAGGGTACAAACGACGCGTGTCACGCGGTGGGTGGGCACCTACACGATCAACGACGCCACCTATCAGGGAGCGTCTGCCCGCGGGGTGCGGAACAAGCGCTGGGCCACCATGCACGACCGGTCGGTACGAGAGGTTCACGACCAGGCCGATGGACAGGTGCGCCCGATAGCGGCACCATTCAACGTAGGTGGATACGAAATGCGCTACCCCGGCGAGCCCGTCGGGCCGCCAGAACTCTGGATCAACTGCCGCTGTGTGGTTCAGCCCGCCGCACGGAGAGGGGACCTGAACGTGAGCACCACCACCTTCGCGATTGACGAAGCCGTCGAGACGCTGGACGACGAGGACATCCCAACGGATGAACTCGAAGACGACGAGGAAGAAATCACCGAGATACCGGTGCATGGCGTCCTCGCGCCGGAGGGCGTCGCCACCGGCGACGGCCGAATGTTCGCCGAGGGCGGGCTGACAACCCGAGACCTGCCGTTGCCGATCGCCTACCAGCCCGTCTCGGGCGACGGTCATGGGGGCGCGGCAACGGTAGGCCGCATTGACGAAGTGTTCCGGCAGGGCTCGGAGATGCGCTTCCGCGGTGCACTGGTGCTGAGCAAGGAGTACAGCGGCGAGGTCATCGAGGGCATCCTGGACGGCACCGTGCGCGGCATCTCGGTGGACGTGGACGACATCGAAATCGACATGGCGCTCAGTGAGGACGGCGCGGTGGGCGAGCAGACCGGTCGCCTGCCGGTCACCGTCTTCGCCCACGCCCGGATCGCCGGTGTCACGATCGTCCCGATCCCCGCCTTCCAGGAAGCGTTCATGGGCCTGGGTCACGAGTTCGCCGATGAACTCAGCCCGGAGGCGCTCGCCGCCTGTGCCGCCTGTGCCGAGGAAGGCCCTGACGACGAACTGGATGAGAACGAAGACATCGAGGTGGGCTACGACGTGTACCGCGATGTTCCGGCCGCCGAGCGCAAGCGCCTCGCCGACAAGAACCAGGCGATGCCGGATGGGTCCTACCCGATCGCCAACGTCCAGGACCTCAAGAACGCGATCCAGTCCATCGGTCGGGCGAAGAACCCGGATGCGGTCAAGGCGCACATCAAGCGCCGTGCTCGGGCTCTCGGCCACCCGGAACTGATTCCGGACGGCTGGGCGCTGATCGAGGAATGGCTCGATGCGGCGGACCAGGAACTGATCGCGGCAGGCTTCGCCCCTGGAACCCACGATGGGCCGGGATGGATTACCCACCCGATCCCGACCGGCCGCATCCGCCGCTACTGGGTGCACGGCAAGGGCGCGGCGAAGATTCGCTGGGGGCAGGGCGGCGACTTCAACCGTTGCCGTCGGCAGTTGGCCAAGTACATCAAGAACCCGTCTTGGCTGGCCGGTGCATGTGCCAACATGCATAAGGAGGCCCTGGGCATCTGGCCCGCCACGCACGCGGGCAAGCGTCGTCGTGGACACTCGCTGGCCGCATCCGGCGAACCGGCACCGATGTTCACGCTGGTCGCCGGGGCGAACTACATCTTCGACAAGAACCTCTTCCAGCGCCAGGAACTCGAAGACCCTCGGGTCGGCGTCGTTGTCGAGGGCGACCACATCTACGGCTACGTGGCTCAGTGGGGCGTGTGCCACATCGGGATTAGCGGGGTGTGCACTGAGGCACCCCCCTCGCAGACCGACTACTGGTACTACGCGACTGGGACACTCGACACCGACAATGGCCCGGTCCGGGTCGGCCAGATCACGATGGACACCGGGCACGCCCCACTGCGCGCCACCGCGAAAGTTGCCGCCGCGCACTACGACAACACCGGTGCCGCAGTGGCGGACGTGGCCGTCGGCGAGGATGACTTCGGCATCTGGTTCTCCGGAGCCCTGCGCAAGACCGTGACCGACGACCAGCGGCACGCCCTGCGTGCGGCCGGTCGTCTCTCCGGCGACTGGCGTGAACTCGGCGGGCACCTGGAACTGGTTGCCGCCCTCGCCGTGAACGTCCCCGGCCTGCCGATCCCGCACACCCTGGTTGCGTCGGCGGACGGGGTGCAGACCGCCCTCGTCGCGGCCGGTATCGTTCTGCCCGAGGAACCGCTCGCGGTCACGGCATCCGGACTGGACGCTGACACCGTTGCCGGGATCGTCCGGACCGCCGTGGACGAGTACCGCTACGCCGAACAGCGCGCCCAGCGCGTTGCGCCTCTTCGTCAGTCCCTCCGCGAGAAGCGGATTATCGCCCTGCGTTCCAAGATCAAGGAGTAGTCATGCCCTGTAACTGCGGCAAGAGCAAGACCACCACCAACACGACCTACGTGGTCACCAAGCCCTCGGGTGAGCGCATGACCTACAAGACCGAGGTCGAAGCGGCCGCCGCGGCCAAACGCGTCAACGGCACGTATCGGAGACAGTGATGGAACTCCTGCTGACAGTGGCCGCGCTTCTCGGCCTGATCATCTTCGTGGTCGGCGGTGCGCTGTATCTGGGCCGTCGGCCGGACACCGCGCGGAACGCCACAATTATGGTGATCGGTGGACTCGTCTTCGCGGTCGCCACGGCTATCGGCCTGCTCATCGCGCTTTTCTGACCCCGGATAAACCGCTCTAAAAACCATAAAGTCCAACTTTCTGGCCACGAACGTGGTAGAAATCTCTTGATCACTCCGTCGTAGACGGGGCAAGTTTCGGGCGTAGCCCCTGGTACTTATCC